ATCTTCATTGCAGACCAGAATGTTGGTTCTCGTTATGTCGGTACTCGAGAGCAAGACCCTGCCTTGCTTGACCGCTTCAATGTCAAGTTGGAGTACGGCGATGACCCTGCGATTGAGTCGCAACTCATCCCGTCCCCTGCCCTGTTGGAGATTGCCCAGTCGCTCCGTTACTTGAGCAAGGCTGAACCAGCCAAGCACCGCACTCGAGTCGGACTTCGTATGTTGCTCAACTTCGTCAAGCAAGCGAAGGTGTATAACTTCAAGTGGGCAGTGAACCGCTTCCTTGCCAACGTCCCAGAGCAGGAGCGTGAAGCCGTCATGTTCCAGTTCGAGACTCGTTACCTCAACATCGCTCAAGAACTCAATGTTCCTGTCGGTGACTTCGACCCTGCAAACAACTAAGGAGAACCCATGAGTAAAGTATTCCCAAGCATCAACCGCATTACCAAGCAACGGAAGCAAGAAGACCGCCAGCATGAGCGAGTCGTTCGTATGACTCAAGTCATCCAGTCGTTCGCTTCTGGCTTCACCCTTCGCCCTATCAAGGTCAAGTTGGTCAAGAGCGGTAAAGCACCAGCGTTCTCATCCAGCGACCGCATTTGGTTCGATGAGTCGCAGATTGCAGACCTCACCACCAAGGCTGGTGTTGCATCGCTCAAGGGGCTCACCTTGCACGAACTAAGCCACATCCTGCTCACCCCTCGTTCGGGCACTGAGTTCCGCCAGTGGCTCATCGAGGAGGGCTTGTTTCATTCATGGAACGGGCTTGAAGACCAGCGCATCGAGTCGCAACTCATTGCCCTGTATCCAAGCATCAAGGATTGGTTCAACGCCATGATTGCTGAGTACTTGCTCAAGCACCCAGAGCAGTGGCGTGTATCGTTCCCACTAATCCATGGTCGCAAGTACCTTGACTCCAAGGTTCGTAAGGTGGTGAAGCGTGCTTTCAAGCACCAAGAGCGTGTCGCTGAACTTACTCGCATCATTGACACTTACCGCACCCTGAACTTCTCAGACGATGCAGATGTTGAGACCGCTAAGGTGTTGGTCGCTGAGTACCACGAACTTACTAAGGACTTGCGCCTTGAAAACCCTAATGGTCACAACGACCGCTCCGAGACCGAGCACGAGACCAATGTCAAGTCCCGTCCGCTTCCTAAGAGCAAGCAGACCGAGGCTTCGGAGAAGGTTGCTAATGAAGAGCCTGAGGACGATGACGATGATTTGTACGATGACATCAACTGGGATGACTCAGACGATGAGCCTGAAACCGATGAGCCTGAAACCGATGAGCCTGAAACCGATGAGCCCGAAGAAGGTGACAATGGTGCTCGTATTGACGAAGAAGAGTGGGATGGTGCTGACGGCTCGGACTGGGATGGTTCAGACGAGGATTCAGATGACGAGTTTGATTCGGACTCTACTGATTCAGATGATGCTGAGTCTGACGATTCAAGCAGTGACGAGTCGGACTCGGATAATACTGAGTCTGGTGATGGAGACCAGTCGGAGACCGAGCAGGATAGCGAGTCTTCATCCGATGGCGAAGCCTCCAACAGCCCTGCTCAAGAAGAAATGGAACGCATCCTCAACGAGTCACTGGCAGAAGTCTTTGAGCGTCTAGATGACAAACTCACCAACGACATTCGCTTGTACAACGGCGATGCACTCATGGAAGGCGAGATTGTGCCTGACCCTCCACGCTACAAAAACCAACAGACTATGCCTGTAAGCGCAGAAGCAGTTCAAGGTTCAGAGGCGTTCGAGTACGAACTCAAGCGTCTCCGTGCCGAACACGACCCAGCATGGAACAAGCGTGTCTCTTCTGGTCGCATCAACCCTGCCCGTTGGGAGCAGGGCTGTGACCCTGAAGAAGCGTTCGACCGCTTCGAGATGGGACGCTCCGATGTGACCGACATCGAAGCAGTGGTGTTGCTCGATGTGTCTTCGTCTATGAGTTCCTTCGAACGGGAGGCTCATGAGTCTATGTGGGCTATCAAGAACGCTCTTGACTCGGTTGGTTCGAACACCAGCGTAGTTGCTTACAGCGACTACTGGGATGAGTACCAGAACAGTTGCTTCACCCTGTACTCGAGGGATGAAAAGGTGAACCAAGAGATGCGGTTCATCCCTAACCTCGGCGGTACTGACCCACTCAAGGCGTTGCAGTACGCTCAAGGTCTGTTGGCTAACTCTACTCGTGCCATCAAGTTGCTGTTCATTGTGACCGATGGTGAATGGGCAGGAGAGTGCCTAGATGAGACCGAGCGTATCATCAACAACCTGCGAGATGGTGGCGTGATTACCAGCCTTGCATGGCTGTCCAGTTATGACATCGACCTCAACCGCAAGAACACCCACGGCGCAGAGATTGTTTCTCATGTGACCAAAGCCAGCGACCTGTTTCATCTGGGTCGCTCCATCGTGGAAGTTGGCATCGACCGCCAACTCACCCACTAGCAGGGTGGGCGGTGGTGGTATGCCTCCTTCAGCACCCTACCGCCCAACCCCAAACTTTAGGGAAACGGAATCTCACCAATCCAACCCACCATGTAACGAAGCCGAAAGGAAACAACAATGCTAACAAGCGAGATACTCAAAATCAGCCCTCAAGTTGAGATGGCTGTCATTCCAGAGAATGTGCACAAGCGTAAGAAAACTGAGCAACTCAAGGACTTGACTTCGGACAAAGTGCGTTTTGGTAAGCGTGTAAATAACAACCACTACGCTCCAAGGAACAAGTACAACAACATTACTTCTTTGGAAAAAGATGACTTCTTCGTAACCGAGAGCAAGTCGTTTGGTTTCTTGTACGAGATTGAGCGTGGCGATGGCACAGTCTTTTACGCCTCCATCAAACCTTCACAGATTGTAGCAACTCGTGCTGAATACGATGCGTATTGGATTCCCGAGATTGAACGCCGTAAGGTGGAGGCTGAACTCCGTAAGGCTGAGGAGGTTCGTCAGGCAGAGATTCGTGAACGCCGTTACGCCGTAGAGAAGGAGCGCAAAGAACAGCACGAAGCGGAGGCTCTCGGTCTTGCAGAATCTGTTCGTGAGAGCATCTTGGCTTTGCTTGGGCAAAGGGCATACGACAAGGCTCTTGTACGAAACAACATCACTGGCTCATGGGTCAGTGTGGATACCGAGTATGAGACTTACAGGGTCGAGCAGTTGGGCACTGTAACAATAGAGATACGAGACTTCCAGCGTCTGCTGGAGAAAGCCCTAAAGGAGGGATAGTAATGCCGAAGTACATCGTACCCATAAACTTTTGGGGAACTATCGAAGCGGACTCTGCGGAGGATGCGTTTCAAAAGGTAATCGAGAACACAGATTGCGAAGCGTTCGAGGACGCACTAGCAAAGGTCGGACTCACCGACATTCAGCACTACCACGAAGAGGTAGAAGAGGAGGACGAGTAATGACGCAAGACCACAGCGTAGAGTCATGGGAAGAAGAGTTTCAACCTATCGTCAATCACCTAGATGCAAACGCTTCATGGGATGGAATCATGTTTGAAACTTATGGAGATGAGTTGGAGTTTGTTCGTAGCCAGCCCGAAGAGAATGTCTGGACTTACATGGATGGGGATGGTGCTGGCACTATCATCTGTGCTGGCTATCACTTCGTGAACCGCATCGGTTACTTTGTAACCAAGGTAGCCCGTGACCCTGAACTCGAGGACATGAGCAACCACATCTGCATCACTGTATCAACCGATGAGGAGTACGAAGATGACTGACCGCATCAGTCCTAACCCATGGCTCACCGAGCACTATGTCTGTGAAGACTGTGGTGCTACAGCACACGACTTACCAGTAGACTGTTGCGATGCTTGCATCCTCAAGTTTTACTTTGACAACCCTCATGCCAGTAACTACAACGAATAGGAGTTTGTGTTGGAACTATCACCAGTAACAATCGTTCGCTGTCAGGACGAGGCACTAGGTCAAGTACTTACGGCATGGGGCAGGGAGGACGAAACTGACCTTGACTACCCTGAAGTGTTGGAACTTCTCCGTGACAAGGACATTACTTCAGATGACTTATACGACCACGGCATCTTGGTTTGGGCAACATTCGATGACCAGACTCCAGAATGGATTGCAGACCAGATTGAGTCTTTGTACGACTCGTACATTGCCATCGCCAAAGGGGCGATTGGTGCAAACTGTGTTGCGAAAGGACACTAATGGCAACAGCGAAATACTATGACAACAAGGGCGAAACTGTTTTGACTCTTGACGGAGTAGAATCAGACGCACTAACTGGTTGGCTCGGACAGATTGTGGACGAGTTGGACATGAGTGCAGACCAAGCCCAGATTTTGTCGGGCATCATTTCAGCAATAGACGAAGCGGAGTTCAACTAATGGCGAACTACACCATCACCATTGAGGTCGATGACCCAGATGTAACCCCCGATAAACTGCGTTGGTTATTGGCTGAAGCAGGAAAAGTAACCGAAATAAAGGAGAACTAATGGACAAGCAAAAACTAATCAACTGGCTTGCTAAACAAGCCGAAGAGTTTCAGGATGACATGGACGAGTCAGAAAAAAATGACTTGGAGATTGACTATGCTCATGCTGAAGGCGCAAAACTTGCTTACGAGTTTGTAATCAAGCACCTTATTGAGGAGGACTAATGGAAGACGAAGTAAGAACTAGAATCATCTACGACTATGGTCGTTATGACTTCGAGCAAGAGTTGGAAGAGTATCTAGGGGTTACTCAAGTACCTACGGATGAAGAGTGGGTTCAGATTCAGGCTGGTATTCAGTTTGCTATCAACGAGTCCGCATGGAACATCGTTCGTGATGCCATGATTGGCTACAAAAACAAGAGGGAAAACGCTACACCAGTCACAGGGTTCTCTCCTGCTGGTCAGGCGTTTGCTAACCATTTCAAAAACAATAAGGAGAACTAATGGACATCCAGCAACTAATCACCGACAAGGCATGGGTATCAGCCGATGGCTCATACGGCTCAGGTGGCATCATCGTGTTCAACGGGGATTTGCTTACCGAGGCGCAATGGGATACGCTCAATAACTTGGGCGATAACGACAGGTACGATTATGTGCTTGCCATCTTGAACAACGAAGATGTATCCGAGTGGGAGGGCTAATGAGGTACAACGGACACACATGGATTGGTCGCTGTGACCAATGCGACACCAGTGCCGAAGTGATTGTTACCCAGCCCACCTTGGGCGGTAGCAAGGTGCTATGCCACGAGTGCTACGACAAGTATCTTGATGCTCAAACATCTGACGCTGTGTCGTTGCGCCAAGACCCAGATGATGAACGCAAATACGGGAAGTACTAATGACTGAGCCTTGGTGCTACTACTGTGGTGAAGACTACGCAAACCACCCAGAAGAACTAAAAGAAGCAGACGGAGAAATGCTTTGTGACAGTTGCGCCAAGTTTATGTGCGCCACTTGCAACTATTCGCCGTGTGCTTGCAACGAACTACCAGACCTAAAGGAGAACTAATGTCTGCTGAACCAGAGTACTGCGACACCTGTGGTGTCCAGTTTAGTTACTTCGGCATCAACTGCAACTGCCACCTAACCGAGATAAAGGAAGACTAATGGAAGAACTAACCCCGATTCAAGCATCAGAGAACATCGCTAACCTGAACATACCCATCACCGAGAAACTACACCTGCACCTATTCAGCAACCTGAACGCTCAAGTGCCCATGAACATGGTCGCTGTGTGTGAGAAGGTAATCGCTGACGCTAATGCTGGTGTGCCTCGAGACACCCTCATAGACTTGCCTGACGGCGTTTGGTTTCACGGCGAAGTACAGGCAACCATTCAGCAAATCATTGACGGACACCGCTTAGAGTTCTTCCTGAACGATTACGAGGTTACCAGTGGCTAAGATGGCTGACCTTCATGCTAGAGGCATCCGTGACCTGCATAGTTACGCAGAAGGACGCAAAGACGAGCGAGACCACATTGTGCGACTCATCGAGAACGACAAGACGCTCGAGACACAGTTGCGATTCATCGAAGGTAACTCATGGGTTGATTCAGTAAAAATCATTTTCATGGCTTATTTGTTGTTACACCCAGAAGAAGGAGTAAAGGAATGAAACTACAGTACGCTATCGGAGATACCCTCCGTAATCTCCGACAGGAACGGCACATGACGCTCCGTAACCTGTCTATCAAGTCAAATGTTGCTATCGCACACATCTCAGATGTTGAGCGTGGGCGCAAGCAACTAAGCAACGACCTACTCGAGTCTGTTGCTCATGGCTTGAACCTGAGCACAGTAGAACTGTTGGGAGAAATCTACGATTACTTGAAGGAGCACAATGAGGTCTAAAGACTTACAGCAACTTATCAAAGAAGCAGAGTGCCAAGGGTGGATGGTAGTTCCTACCAGTAAAGGACACTACAAGTGGCTATCTCCTTTAGGTGACTTTTTCTTTTCCGCAAGCACACCATCCGACCACAGAGTTATCAAAAACATTCAGCGTGACCTAACTCGTCACGGATTTATCAAGATACAAAAGAAGGGCAAAAAGAATCATGGCTAAGAAAGACATCGTCCGTTATAAAGAACCAATGTTCGACACTACTGGGGCTAACTGTTTGACCACAGACCCCGATGTGTTCATGCCCGAAGGCAAAGACCACATCAAGATTACTCGCCAAGCCAAAGCCTTGTGCGCTGAGTGCCCACTGGTGCTTACCTGCCTTGATTACGCCATCAAGAACAAAGAGTGGGGCATCTGGGGAGGAACAACCATGAAGGAGCGCAAGCACCTTGAGCGGTTTCCAACCCGTAAAGAAGAGTACATTCGCACCTTGATTCGCACCAAGGGCGAGCGTGACTTGGTCACACTAGTAGATGAGAACACTATCTTGGAAGACTAAAGAAAAAGCCCCTCACTGTTTAGTGGGGGGCTTTCTCTTTACCGAGGCTAAAGGAGATACATCTCCAACTCCTCCATCAGAAGCATTTTAGGCTTCGCTCCAGTAGTGCTGTAAACAACTTCTCCGCCTTTGTATAGGCGCATTGTAGGAATCGACACCAAACCCATAGCCAAAGGCTCGTTAGCATCAACATTTACTTTCGCCACAATCAGGCGGTCAGCCCAATCCTCCGACAGTTGCTCCAACACGGGAAGCATCATCTTGCACGGACTACACCACTCTGCCCAGTAATCAACCAGCACAGGCTTATCTGCGGAAGCAATAAAACCTTCAAAGGTTGCCAAGGTTAGGTCTGTAATCATTGGTTGTCCTTTACAAGTTTGATTTCGCAAGCATCGGTCGTGCAGTAAGCCTCACCGATAGCGTCAATAGCAAGCCCAGCGTACACTCCAGCAAAGTCGATAGGGAAGAGTTGCTTTCCATAAGTCAAGTACTCGTCCTCCGTAATCTGCGTGTAAGGCATCTGAGGGTAAGTGTCGTTACCCATAGGCAAGAACGACACAGTCTTCAACTGACCATCGTACAAATGCAAAGCCGTACCCACAGCATCGGCTTCTTTGTTTGTGTCGAAGGTGATTGTTACGGAGACCGAGTTGTCGCTCCAATAGCGTTGAGCAGTAGAAGCCAAAGCCATCTTTTCGTAAATAGAAACTTCTTTCTCCGAACGAGAAGCCTCGGACTTGATAGGGAAGAAGACCACCGAGGTAGTTTCTGGGGATTCGGAAGCAGGTTCAACACGATAGTTAGCCATCTTGAAAAGTTCAAGCATTGGGTCGCTGTTGGAGAAACGGATAGCACGATTGAAGAACTTTCCTCCAGCAGTCCAGTGAACCCCTGGCGACTCTCCAGCCAAGATGGATACAGTGCCCGAAGGCTTTACAGTGGTGGTTTTGATGGATTCACGAATACCAAGCCACTCGCTGTAAGTCTTGTCGTAAGCCTGAACAATCTTGTAGCCTTCATCCATCCATTGACGAAGAACATGGTGTCCCTTGTTGTCAGCAAAGTTGGCAACACCGCTAATGGAAGTTCCAATACGGCGGTTGCGTTGCATGATGGAGTTCGTCTCTTCCCAGTGTGTAGGAAGCAAAGTCACAGTTTTGGCGTAAAGATAAGCGAACTTCAAAGTCCTTTTGAAGTCCTCAAGCGAGTCGTGGCGGTTGAGGTAAGTTTCCACAAGCGTGCACATCTCAAAGGATTCAAGCGATTGTTCGGCGCAAGGGTTGTAGCCCATTACACGCCAATCCTTGTTGTTTGGAGCATCCACAAGCCTTCCATAAGCACGGGAAGTATCCATCCAAATAACGCCAGGCTCACCATTGCGAACGATTCCATCAACAATAGGTGCAAAGTCTGTTCCGACAGATACTTCAACCGAGTTGTTGCTCATCCAAGCCCAACCTGGGGCTTCAGGGTCATAAGAGTTGCGCTCAGGGAAGACTTCTGCGTTTTTCAAGTTCAAGAAGTTGTCATCGTCAATGCGACCGATAAGCAGTTCAGCAGAACGGCGGACATTACCAGAGACGACGCAGACACCAATCAGGTTTCCAATGTCAGCAAGGTCTTTACGAGTAAGAGTTTCGCCTTTGCGACCCAAAAACAAGTTGCGGATGTGATTGTGAAGTTTAATCAAAGGCTCTGGTCCAGAAGCAGTGCCACCAAAAGTTTTGATGATAGCGCCGTAAGGACGAATTTGGTCATAGTTGAAATCCCAAGAAGGTTGGTCTGGTTTCAAGAAAGAGTTGATAAGAGCCGTAGTGCTTTCTTGCCAACCTTCACGAGTATCAGGAATGTCATAGTTTTGAGGTGCTCCAGGGGCATAAATCTCAAAGCCTTTGTCTGCACCCTTATCATCAAAGCCAACTCCGACACCAAGCATCGAAGCCTCCATAAGAAAGGCGAAAGGCTTGGCTGGGTTGTTCTTAGTCATTTCGTTAGTAGACACGAAAGCACAGTTTTGCAAAGCCGCCGAGTTCTTTTGAGTGTTTACGATGTCCGTGCCCATAACCCACAAGCCACGACCTGGGGGAGTCCACTTGAGATTAAAGAGACGGTCATAAGCCTCTTTTGCTGAAGCCGCCGCCTTTGCGTCTGACCAAGGCAAACGTGAAGACTTTGCCCAATCTTTTTGAAGGGAATACATGCCGTTGATAACACGCTCACATACTTCGACCCAAGTTTCCTTAGTGCCGTCTTCCTTTTTACGGGAGTATGTGCGGAGGAATGTAATCTCACCTACGGAGTTTCCTGCTACATCTGCGTATCCAAACGGTGCTTTCTTTCCTTTGTACCCTGCAACGAAATCGTCCGCTAGTTTGAAGGAGAAGTTAACCATTAAAGCCACCATTTTCTGTTTTGTCTAAATACCCCTCGATTGGGGGACTTCTATTGTCTCTTAGAACAGCCTACATACCTTCTGATAACTTCGCAAGAAAATGATTATTTTTGGCTCCCGAACGTATCCAACCATCAAGTATAACTGTTATCAGATACTACTTTTCAAATCCGTCACGAATAATCATGGTAGTTTGCTCTTCAGAAATGGCTGGTCGCATCTCTCGTGCGGCGGCAACACGGTCACCAAAAATAGCAGACAAAACACCTTGGCTGGCGTTGCGTTGAGCAGTGATTTGAATGAACTCTTTGTTCTCGTCCAAGGTCTTCAACTTCTCCAACATCTTGAAGTATCTATCCATCTCTTGAGACAAATTAGGGTCTGCGTAACCACCGTTCATTTCTTCCGCATACCGCATAAACGCTACTCTTTGGGCTTGCATCTCCAACATGGCGGTGTTCAATGCTTTCAACTGGTCAGGGGTTTTTACTTCCACTGGTAAGTTAAATGCACAGGTGTTTGCGGGCTTAAATGCGGGGCAGTTTGCTGCCACAAAACAGGTATCACACTGTCTTAAGGAGGTTGTTTGGGACTGTACGACAGGTACTTGTTTGAGGACATCGTGACCGTCTTGGCTTTCTACAACAGTCTTCATTTCGTACCCAAAAACAGGCATGGAGGTCATCTCCATTGGGTCTCTTTGTACTACTTCTGTGCGTTCCAGTTTCCGCATTTCGAAACCACTGTTATCAGAAGACCCCAACCCTAATTCCATCAAACCACTGTATAGGGTGTCATCACTGTTATCAGATACTATGGGGTCTTTTTTGCCCCCAGGAATAAACTTTAGGTCTGGCTTATCTTTGTCCATGTTTGCCTCTAACTGTAAATACGACCAAACTGCAACCTTTGTTGCTTCCTGGTCTTTGTCTTCAATAAAGTTGTCGAAGTTTAAATTAGCCTGAGAAATGACACGCTGGTATCTTTTACGGGCTTGGTCTTTCATACTTTTCGGGTATCTAACCAGTTTAGTGCCATCCCAAATGATTGTCTCGCCTCTTCGCATCGGACTTAACCATGACAATGTGCTGGCTGTAGTAAATGGAATCTGTCGGAGATTGTCTGGTTTAGCGGTTGCTAATGCGTGAAACTGTGTCCCCGTAGTTGCTTTCAGGGTGCGGGTTAGCCCTGCCAATGATGGTGTTGATTCGATACTTTCATGCGGTATCGCAATGTTTTTATACTCTTTTGACCACGACTGTAAGAGGTTAGTGCGGTATTTATCGTGCCAAACAATCCACATTTTTTCGTCATAATCAAACGCTTCTCGCTGTTGGAGAATCCAATCAAACCCCATAACTTGAGAATCAAACTCTATCCAACCTTCAATGCGGTCGTGATTGGTGGCTACAAACTCTTGATAATCTGCTGCGTAATTTTCTAGTTCACGCCTGGACAGGTTTGCTTTATCTGCTTGAACTGCGCCAGAATCTACCCACACTTTCATGTTTGGCATGAACTGTTCGTTGATTAGATACAGTTTTGTTTTAGGCAATCCCCGCTTACGGAGACCCCAATAGTTCAACATTACGTGGGTTACTCCGTTACGCTCCAACAGGGTGCGGTTAGAAGGAATCTCCACTCCACCAAAAATAATCATTCAAACCTTACGCCTTCGCTGCGTGTTAGGCGGGCATCTTTGGTGCGAATCTCATTTTGTTTACGGATAGCCTCTTCGATTTCTGTCCATGCTCTAACTTTTTTAGGTGCGTCGGGACGAAACTCTACACGAGTGTAGGAGGGGACGCCGAACATCATGCATGGGATGCCTTGTTCAAATGCGTACGCCCAAAACTCTGGGTCATGAGTAATGACGAGGTCAATGTTTCCGTTTGCTCTGGCAGCCTTCAACTGGCGCTGCTTCAATGGCTCATCCACTAGTCTGATGGAGGAATCAATCAGGCGGTCGTAATCAACAACTTTGTTAACATTTATCCACTGTTGGGCTTCTGCTTCTGACAGTTCAGTCATGAAAATGAGTTGGTTATAGGCGGCTAATTGTGCCACCATGATGATGCCCATGGAGATGGGCTCATCTCTTTGCCCTCTGAGCACTCCGTCTAGTTCTACAAGTATTTGCATGGTTTCCTATTTTGCTTCGTAACAATCACATTTGCATTTATCTTCTGTGCAAACATCTTGGTATAACTCATGTCCACACATCCGACATGTATCCGTTAGTGACACTATTTGCGTCCTTGCAATGCTGCACGGCGAATCAAAGTATTCACATCAGGTAGTTCTACCCCATAAGTGGCTGCCTGTGTGCTTTTGGTCATGTTCGAGGTGTATTTGCGAATGTTGCGAAGTTTATCAATCGTCCCCAAACGCTTACCTGCTTGCCAACGATAGTTATTAAAATCTCCATAACCTTCGCCTGTTGGAGAAAACGCTTGACTGCGGTTGCCGTGAATCTCGCCATAAAGGGCTTCGCCCTGCTGCGCTGCAGCGTTCAAACGAACTTCAGCGTTACGGCGGTTAGCACCCGAACGAGACTCCTGCACATCTTGTACAGCCGTGCTGAACCGTGTGTGAATCTGTTGAGTCTTAGTAAAGTCTTCGCTAACAATTCGGTCCCAATCGGCGTTAGAAGGGGCTGACTGGGTTGGGTCTGGTGTTACCGTCCATTCGCCGTATTTGAGGTCGTAGGCGGCGTATGGCTTGATTGAGCGTATGTCTGTGGCTGTTGGGTTCACATAGAATGTGAGTTCGTACCCATTCCAGTTCTCTGTCTGAGGTTGGAGATTTTGGCGAAAATCATCGTTCAACTCTTCCGAAATCTCGTTGTCGGAAAGTCCACGGAAATCTGCGTTTGCTTTACGAAACGCAACAAAATCGATGCCTACAAGGCAATCGAGGTCCCCAGGCTGGCGGGCGGCACTCCACTGATAGGAGACGCCTGACCCCGCCAACCATGGGTGAGACCACACTTCAGGTTGGCTGTACTTCTGTTGGAGAAAATCCTGCAACAGTTGAATTATTCCTTTACGAACCCAATCACGAAGTTCTCTACCCTGGAATATGTTAGGGTCTAGGTCCGTTGAGGGTGCGCTGAAATAAGAGGTTGGGTTTTCAGCACCTGAACTAATCATGGTACTAGTTTACTCTGTCGGAGCGATACTCTCTGGGTCAATGCCACGCTCCTTTAGAGCGTCCTTAACCTTTGCCGAAGGGGTTGGTGTTGGCTGAGTCAACTGTGCAACGACACCTGTAACAACACGGTCGATGAGCAACTGACGGTCAAACTCCTCAACAATCTGCTTTGCGGTTGCGTAAACATCCCAGTTGGTTGCTACACGCTTGGCTTCGATTGCTTCTGTTGGAAGTTCGGTCTGCGAGGTTAGTGTTCCGTCATCGTTTACTGTGATGAGGAAGAATGTTTCTACTGCCATTAGTTCTCCTTGTTTACTAGACGACGCTTAACTGCATCGAATACTTTAGGGCGCTTTTTAGACGCTTTTTGATTTGGACGGTCTGTGCCCTTTTTTACTGGGACTGGTGGTGCACCTTTTCCTTTTGCCATAACTACCTTCTACTTGTTGTACATGCCCATAATAGCACGGCGGCGTTGAACAACTTGACCGTGGTAAGGGCAGAAGTGGCAGGTATAAATCTTTGGACCTTCCAAGTGTTCTGGCTTAGGCAGACCCAACTCTCCACGCTCTTTAGCGGTGTCAGGTAGCAAACGCTTAGATGGTGACTCGTAATCGTCACAGTTGTCTTTAGGCTGTAGATGTTTCATCCAACAGTTCATTGCTTCTTCAGCAAATGTCATTTTGGTTTCGTAGTAAGACTTTTCTGGGTCTAGTTCGTCTAAACCACGTGAGCCACCTTTACGGAGTTGCTCAAGGATTTCTGCTTTGTCTTTTTCGTTTGCCCACGACTTAACTGGGACTTTAAATAAGCGACCTTTGTGCTCTTCGCCTGAAGGAAACTTGTGTGGTTCGCAAGCAATCTCTAGAAGGTAATCAAAATTGGTTGGACCTTCGTAGTCTGGTAGTTCTTCAATGGTTTCGCATACCAAACATACGAGTAGACGAATAATCGGTCCCTCGATAGGTTTTGACCCAATTACTGGTTTAAAATCTTCTGCCATTTTGTGCTCCTTATTAATAATGTGTTAAAAAAAACGGCGAATCCCACGATGTCTCAGCGAATAGTTCTGAGCGATGTCAGTAGGTGTTATAAAAGAATGACCTTGAACATTGCTGCCAGATGACGCAAGTACTCTATGTACAAAATCGGCTTTATCTGCTGCTCTATCCAAGAAAATTGCGGCATCGTCATGTTGCCCAGCATCATGCAATTGTTTTGAAATGTGATTATTTGCAAATGCAGAGTTAAGATGCTCATTAATTGCGTCTGCGTTTTCGTCGCTAATTCCAACTTGGTGGGTGTTTGCCAAATTGGTGAGTACTTCATGCATGCGTTCATGGTGGTTACCGCCCTGCATGCTCAAACGTCGTGCTTTTTCGTATGCTGATTCAGCCATTAGAACTCCCAACCATAATCTTCATCTTTGTAGGCTTTTGCTTGCCCATGTACATAATCTTCGACAGTTTCTTGATAACCAGAAGAATGTTTAGGACCCATGTAAGTTGCAGACTCCGAAGGTGTTCCTTTAAGCATGCTTGCAACGTTATCAATGTGCTGTGCGGCAACTTTCAAATGACTGTGTGCAGCCTTGTAACGACCCGCATCGTGGTTGTCTTGTGACAAGAAAATGCTTCTCATGGAGTTACCAAGAAGAGTGTTTACTTGCTCCTTAGTTGGGTCATCAAAACCAGCAGAGTTAACTGCGCCCTGCAGTTTGTCTGCCTGAGCCTTTACCTCGTACTGGCGGTCTGCAAGACCGTCATTTTCATAGTGTTTAGCCACGATTACTTACCTGGGTTAACCTTTGCAGGGTATTCGCTTGTTACAAAACCATAACCATAGAAAGGGTGGAGTGACTGACGGTTGTCCACAGTCTCTTCGTGACCCTGTGAGTCTCCGACCTGAGTGTCTGGGCGAACCTTACGGTACTTGCCGTCTGTTGCGCCTTCTGCGAGGCTTTCGTTCATTGAACGTGATGTATTAACTGCCATGATTACTTCTTTCTATTCGCCCATTGGGTGGTACATAGTGGTGTGGGTTACTTTACCGTCAACAACAAAACGCTTACGCCCACCCTTACCAATGTTTAGCGCAGAGTAATCTCGGGCTGCTTTCATACCGTTTCCTTGGTATGAACGGACAGTTTTCCAAGAACCTTTGTTTGTACGAGTTTGAATTTCGTGTACAGAAGTTTCATGGTTTGGGCTAGAACTTGGTGCTCTGTTAGGTACTGGTTCCATTAGAGTCCCTTACTCATCGATGCACGGCGGTTCAAATACTGAAGAGTCTTCTGGGCTTCACCAGCGTCACCATTGTGGGCGGCAAGCAAATCCTGCTGAGTACCCTGCAAACGGTTGTATGCGTCAACAACGTCCTCGCCTGGGCGCTCTTCCGAAGATGCGTTACGGGCGTCAATCCAAGCCTTGGTAGCATCCATGTGAGCCTTTGCGGCTGCGAGTTGGTAACCGTTTCTTACTAATCCACCTTCACGGCGGTCAGTGTATGAGGTCATGCCATTTTTCCTTTCACACGTCGGTCCATACGACCCTGTTTGCACGGTGCACACAGACCCTTGTTGTACATGAACTCGACAGGGTTAACAATCACACCACACATTGGGCAAGGTGCTGACCCTTTATACAGTGTAGCATTTTGGGCTATTTGGTACGCCTGTAACTCTAAAGTTTCTCCGCCATCGCCATTAAACATTAGTTCATGTCCTCTCTAATAGCGTTGCGCTTCTTATCGCTACGAGTACTGTTGCGTTTTTCTGCACGGCTTTTGTTTGCACCAGTCTTAAATGCACCTTGCGCTTGGTTTAACGCTTCACGTTCTGCTTTTAAACGAACAGCGTTAACATCAATTTGCATGCGCTTAGTTGCACGGTTGGGTACTGGTCTCATCGAACACCTCGCATAGAGTTGCGATAGTTTTCAAAATGAGTTTCAACAGACTGGTTATTTGCTGCTGGTGCTGCTTGGGTTTGTCCACCAAGTAGTGCAGACAATGATGGGGCATTTGATACTGCTGCACCTGTGGCAGCCTTACGACCAGCATACTGTTGAACATACTTTGCATGCTGTGTTGCGTTAGCAAAGTTTTCCATAGCAATGTCACGCATACCCAAACTGTGTGCTTGGGCTGATGCGGTCAAATACTGCAACGCTTTGTTAGCGTGGTGCTCTGCAGGAGTCGCAATGGAGACGCTAGTGCGTGGCTCATGGAACGACAACTGACCTGACGCTGCAGTGATACCTGCACGAGCCATCTCATTGTTTCCGCCCTTAGAATCTGCAACTAGTTTGTTGATGTGAGTTTCAAGGGCACGGTGGTGTTCAAACGAATCAGGGAACCCAAAATAACGGGCTGCTGCTGGTGCTTCAAATCTTTCAGGTTCAATGCTTGGACGTGGGTCTTCGCTACCAATTGCGTGACGGCGACCTTTATCTGCTAGTGTTCCAGGAATTTCGGTTGTCTTGTTTGGGTCATACTTTTCTTCAGGTGCAGCAAATTCAATTCTGCGACCTGATGGAATGACTCCTTGTTCAAGTAAAGACTTTTTTTGTTTTGCTTCAGGGGTATAAATAGAACCTTGCGCCAGTTCATTCTCGCCTGTCCAAACTTGTTGGCGAACTCGCATACTAGTTTGATTTTCTAAGTTATTTTCTAGATGAGCCACACTTTTTTTGTTTTCAGGATTAGCGTCTCGAGCAGCACGTTCAGCCTTAGCCTGTGCGATACCTTCTGCTGTTGCTTTCTTACCTTCAGGGCTTCTTTGCCAACCAAGTTTTTCGGCATCAGAAAGTTCATTCCATTTACCTGCGTGATGGTTTACTACAGCGTTCCATTGCGGGTGGTCTGGTGTTCCGCCCATTTCACGGGCTTTTGCTTCACCATAAATGCGTGCGTGACGTTCTGGACCTAATGGCAATTTTGGGCGAAGGTGATTGTCAGGTTGTGTAAAATTTTGATGAATTGGTGTGTCTGCAGCAATTTTGCTCATCAAATCATCTTCAGCGCCTGTGGCACCAATTGGGGTTACGTTTGGTTCTGATTTTTGGCGGTGAGTATCTTCTTCATAATCAAGACCTGCTTTAGCGTTCCATTCTTTAATTTCAGATGGAGAAGGCTTGCGAGATTTGGTTGCACCAAAACCTAGTGACGGTGCTGGAAGGTCTTCATCTCTTAGAGTAAGTTTAATTGCTTCTGGTTTCTTAGCCATTAGTTTCCTGCCAATCTTGCCGCTCTAGCAGCAGCACGCTTTGCTTTTTGTCGTGCAGCATTTTTAGCGCTTTTTTCTTTTGCTTGAGCATCAGACCTGTTTTGTTCATACCCGTGAGTTTTAGGGTAGTTACCTTCAGGTGTTGCCTTCATTTGTTTAGCCCAGTTTTTATCAGCAAGTTTCTGGTCTTCAGCATTGGCTTCTGTTGGGCGAGGGTAATCATAAACGTGAAGTTTGTAAGGTTGGTCAACAACAACGGACGTACCAGTTTGACCAGAAGTTTGCTTGTTTTTAGCATTAGTGTCAAAAGTTGCTGGTGTGTATTGTTTCAAATAGTTGTCTGCATGGTTTTGTGCTTGTGCCAACAAGTTTGTTACTCCAGCATCTGGGTGGTGGATACTGCCAAGCATGTGCTTGATAGCGCCAACGTAGGCTCGAGAACCAGTTCCGTAAGTCAAGGCTCCCTGAGGGGTGCGTTCACCTTCCAGTACATCTCCTACATCGTGAGATTCGTGCAGTTTAATAGTGTGTTTAAGTACGGCAGGAATTGATTCATCTTTTTTACCTGCTTTAAGTTCTTCTGGTTTTGGTGCAGTAAATAATGGGTGCTTTTTAAGTTCTGGATGCTGACTTAGCATGCTCACTGTGTAATGCAAATCTTTTAAATGATTGAACGCTTGGTTGTTGTTCCAAGTGTTGTAGGTAGACTCAGCGTTCACCTGGTCCCTGTATGTACGGGCTTCTTCAGGTGAAACGTTTCGAGCATTTATTGGGGCACGGTTAGTACCAGCGGTTATCGCCATTAGACGGCTCCTAAGTCATTTCTACTGCTACCAGAATACCCTGCTGGGCTTCCGCTGTACCACGAAACTCGTGGCTCTGTGTACACACGGTCCAATGACACGACATCGTTAATGTCTGGTTGAAATCTTTCACCAAAACCAAAACGGTCAGGAAACAACCTAATTTGTGGCAAAGTTGGGCGAACATTTTGTTGAAGGTCTGTGCCAGACATGGTGGCTGCCATCAACGCTTGCTGTGTTAGCCGCTCCATGTTGGATGCCCAAGGACCGTTGTAACCCCATTTAGGGATTCCTGCGCCATCTGAAGGGTTGTTAGTTACCCAAGGTTTGGTGTAGTCGTAACGACCATCAAAAGTTTGCGGCATACTATCTCCATACTGGTTTTAGGTATGCCAACTGTTGTGCACGAATCATGTTCATTGCGTTAGGTGCGTCAGAAACAGTGTTGGCTTTGCCATCGTTAACAAGGTGTGGGGCTGGAGTTAGTTGGTATTGCGGACCTGTGCGTGGAACACGCCAAACACCCGCAACAGCATCATACTTGGCTTTAGCCATACGGTTGATACCCATTTGGTCGTTGAACTCTGGTGACCAAAAGTACATGGATGGTTCAATGCGTTCACCCTTGTGAACACCTCGCTGGTATGCTTTCTGACCAATGCGGCTTTTAACTGAGTCAAGGATACGGTCATCACGGCGTGAACGAATCGTTCCAAGGTAACCGTCAGGGTACTCGGCGTTAGGTACACGACCTGTACCGATACGAATAGAGTCAAGTTCGCTGCGGGCAACAGGTACGCCTTGACCGCCTTGGTTGTTGTACCCGTTAAATCCGTTACCGCCAAGTGATTGCCAGTTTTGGTTAGGGCTAAAGTTGTTTACTGGACCTGCCATTATTTACCTTCAAACTTTTCGCTTGTAGGGTCTTTGGCTTCGGAATAGTTAGGGTTTGGAAGATAGCCGTTTTTCTTTTTAGGGTCTTTGGCTTGGTCAATCATTGACCATGCACCTTGTTCGGCTGGTCGGTTTTTCATTTCAGCAATTGCTTTTTCATTAGAGCCAAAACCACCTGAAGCGTCAACGTAAATACCTTTAAGGTCTGTACGTTTCCATGCACGCTCAGTACGGGGTGCAACCCAAAGACCCAAGTTGGCGTTTGGGCGACCATTTGTGGCTTCTCGGATTCTTTGAGCGTGTTGGAGAATGGATAGTGGAGAAATTTTTGGTTCTTCTGCACCAGCATCTTCAAAACGGGTTTCAATCTTGTTGCCTTTGGAGTCTTCTTCTCCACCAACAAAAACTAATGGGTCACCGATTTTGGCTACTTTAAAAGTGTTGACGTTCATGGTTCCACCAGCGTGCGGACGACCACGACTAGCCTCATTGGCTAATTCGTTGACCCCAGCCCAACCTTCGTTGGTGTTGGGTACGGAAACAGAACTGACGCCTTTACCTAAAATTAGGTTAAGGTCTTTTTCGCTGTTTGCGGAATACGGTGATGTCATGTTTCTATTATGATTCTTTTCTGGTAACTTATCTGTATGAATCTTTCTAAAGAACCTGTTCTCATTCAAGGCATTATTGGTGACCCGATTACTTGGGTTGCTTATTGCAAAATTTGCCACAAAAACGTTAGTGACCCTGTTGTTGAAGAAAACTCTTTAGCGGAATTAATTTTGCAACATAGCGAAACTCACGCTGAATAGAAAAACCCCCTATTTTAACTAGTAGGGGGTTTTCTTTTAAGTATTCTGGTTAAAACCAGTTGGACCTGTTGCTCCAGCATCCCAGTTAACAAGTGCTGAACGGTTGACCGCACCCGCACCTGCTAGACGTCCGCCAAGAAGGTTCTTGGTTGTAAATCCAGTACCGCTTTCATGTTGGAACTGACCAGCACCTTCTTGAGATGTGCGGAAACCTTTTTGGTATGAAGTACCGCCAATAGGACCACTGTATTCGTCAGTCTGAATACCCGCTTCGGCATGTAGCCTGTGCGGGTCTTGTGCCATTGAGCGGGCAAGGGACATTAGAGTGTCGATGCCTCAATGCCGCCCTGGAAGTTAGGGTTGGCACGACCAGCAACCGAAGGGATAATGCGAGCATTAGCCATGGTTGGTCCAGCCGATGGGTCAATTGTTGGAGTGAAAGGCACAGTAATGCGGTACTGAGCACCAATACGCTCAATGTTCTGGCGATTAGCCTTGCCACCTGCAGTTGGGTCAGCAGCCTGAGTGCTCTTCTTAGGCATTAGTGTGCCCTGAAGTGCTGGTGCTGCGCTGATAGGTAGGCGTGGGCTACCCACCTGTGCTGCTGCATCGTAGGCTTCGTGGTGGGTGATGTGGCTGCGTGATTTCATGTTTCCTGCTGCTTCCAATGAACTTGCTGGGGTACCGTTGCGACGACGCATTGCGTGTCCTACGCTGAATGGAGTTGCCATGATGGCTCCTTTATCTCTCTATAAGAGTAAGTCTTTTTTAACTTGCTGTAACTGTAAACACAATGGCGCTGATTTCACCATCACGAGATTCGATGGTGGTAAAACCAACTTTGAATGTTAGGTCCATGCCTCGTGGGGCTACATAGCCTCGGGAGATGGCAAGGGCTTTAACGGCTTGGTTTACTGCACCTGCACCAACGGCACGCAGTTTAACTGTGCGGTTGTCGTAGATTGCGTGTGCAATGGCTGATGCTAGAGATTGTGGATTTGACCCAGTACTGACCCGTAAGAACGGCTCTTCTGCTGAGGGTGCGACGATTTCTTCTGACATTTGTAGTCCTTTGTGGTCGAGTTATGCGCCATCCTCGACTACTAGAATACGGGTATTAGTCTAAAGAATCTCGGTATTTGGAATCTTTTATTTGCTCTACAACGGCGGTTTCAATGTCGCTGATTGTTGACCCTGAGGCTAGTCTTGCGAGTGAGTACGCATCTGCGGCGTTATCGTCGTTAAACTCTACGCCCCAACGTTTGTAAATCTGTAGGAGCATTTCTTGTTTCTTAGCGTTTCCTTTACCTGTTGCATACTTTTTGAGTGTCATTGGGGGAATTTGTAAAGGAAATCGTGAAGGAGTTTTGGACTCACGGAAGTATTCAAACAGTTCTAGTTTTACTGTGGCAGCAAGTTCGCCTAACACTAGGGCGCTGTTGGAGGCAAGCACTGTGCCCTCCATGGCTACATCTTTAATAATGTTGCCTTGGGCTGTAAGCCATTCAAACTTGTCAAACATAAAGGTTTGAATGTCATCAAGTCTTTGCACACCTTTGTATGGGGATTTGTATACCCAAGTGATGTGAGATGAGGGGAGTTCAATGGAGACCGCCGATAATGCAAACCCTGTTAAGGACTGGTCTATGCCAATGGTTACTTCCTGGTTGCCGAATAACCCTCCATTGAACTCCTTAACTGCCATTATGCGCCTGTAGCATCTGCATTGTCTTATTCAACTCTTCAAAAAGTTCTTCTTTGGTTGAATCGTTGATAATAATCAAATCAAACGCTGAATCCCTGTAAGAGTCCATTTCAGAATCGGATAGGTGGTCATTAATTGGTCCAAGACCTGGACGGGTTACTTTCCATAAACGACCACCAGCGGACAGAATAGCATCTGCTTCGTTGTGGAATCGTACATCTGAAAACACTACGTCTGGCTTGTATAGAAGAATTTCTAAGGCTTTCTTAACCCACACGTCTTTGCCAAACATTTGGCGACCAACTTCTGTGCCCATGCGCTGTAGGAGATGGCGAACATCTTCGCTGTGCTCTTTTAGGGCATCCCAACCAAGATTTTTTACGGCTTCGGTCAGGGCAACACCTTTCATTTCTCCCACATTAATGCGAGGGTCAAGGCGTATCAAGGCTTCACGCATTGGGTCAGCGAAGGCTTGACGAGTAAAGTTGTGGTGTTCTACCAAATACTCTGCAACAGTGTCTTTACCTGAACGGGCGTATCCTACGAGTCCGATAATCATTTACAGTCCTTCGTCATCTGAGTAAAACTCGTAGTCTAAGTATTCGTTCATGCGACTTACTGTGTACGAGGTTGCCCAAGATAGCCCAATAACAGTTAAAACACATGCGGCAAAAATAATAATAAACCAAACCATTAGATGCCGTACTCCTTGCGTGTTGCTCGAGAATCATTGGAGCGCCTAGTAATCTCACGACTAACTAACGCTAGGTCACGTTCATGGTTGTTAAGTAGCATTTCAACAAGTTTGCGGTAAGCGTACTTCTCTTCGTAATCGTTTTCTAACTCAACTAGTTCTGGGTTGATTGAGATTTCTGCTTTAACAGCAGTAATGCGTTCACCTTTTACTTGAGCACCCATACGCTTGATGAGCATGGTGTTTTCAGTAAAGTCTTTCTTTTTAAGTGAAGCACGCTCTTCGAGTTCTGCTAACACTTTTTGTGACGCAATGTAATCTGTCCAAGCAGTCAGCCTAGTGAATAGTTCACCTAATGCATCAGAAGATAAATCTGTGATGTCTGCAGGTAGTTCTACTTGACCATTGGCGGGTTTCTTAAAGTTCAAACCCCACCCTGAAAACTTTTCTAAGGCGCTCATTACTCCGCATCCTTGTAGGGCTCGCACTGTGGGCAACCTCCACCAAGGTTGTTGTTGCATTTTGGTGGAATGTTTGCTTCTACTGCTTTGACAACTTTTTCAGCCTTTTCAAAAATGTGGCGAACCAGTTCAAAGTCTGCTTTGACAGCAAATTCTTTAAATGATTGGTCAGCCTTCAATTCGTAAAGGAAAACAATCTCATTCACTTCGTTACCCATACGCTTCATGAGTTCTAGATACATTTGACCTTGTAGAACGTGGTCTGAGAATGGGCGAGTGATTCGACCCCACGCTTTCATAAGGTCACCTTCAGCCTCAGCCATAATTGCTGGGCTACCATAACGAATGGTTCCTGGACCAATAGATTTAATTTCAATAAGAGTGTCTGCACCAATGCCTTTAACCCAACCGTCTGTGTGACCAGCGATGCGTAGTTCCTCATCGATTAGAGTTACTTCAGCGTATTCAAGACGGTCTCCACGACCACAGTGTTCACAAGTTTCAGGCGAAGTTCCCCAAGTAACCTTGTTACAAACAAGGCACTTAAACTTGCCGTGTAGCACTCCCATGTCTTGAAACCATGACTGCCATTTAGCGTGAACTTGGTGACCTGTGTCAAAGATGCTTTGCAGTTTTAAACCTGGGTTTGCGGAAATCTTTGGGTAACCCTTAAGTAGAAAGTACGAACCACGAAGACAGAAGTCCTTCTTAATAATCTCTGAAGGGTGCAACACGGTCGTACTACGGTCTCCCTTGGGACGCTTCTGTAAATACCGTTCCACGTCTCCTAGAAGGCGGCTACGGGTCTTTTTGGCGTCTAGAAAACGCTTTAGTTCTGCATCACTTACTGTTGCCATTTTCATTTTCCTTCTGTTGAAACACGAATTCCTTAAGAGTCATTTCGTGTTTGTAGTTTCTTTGCCACTTGCGTACCAAAGCATTTCTTTCTCTGTGAGACATGCCGCCCCAGATACCGTGTTGTTCATCAGTGTTGATGGCTTGCCACAAGCATCTTTGTCTAACAGGGCATGCTGGCTTACCTTTACCACCATAGCAGTAAGTCTTAGCCTCATCCGATAACTGTCGGTATAAGTCTTTATCTCGGGGGGGATAGAAAGGGTCAACAGGAGATGTTGAAGCGTTTCGGCATGCTGCTTCATCTAGCCAAGAACGGTCACGGTCATCAGGAAGCATTAGTTTTGTTCCAAACTTCTAAGAAATCAGTTTCTAAAAGAATGACGTAGTCTTCTCCGTCTAAATGGATTCCAAATACTGGTAAACGGTTTTCCATTATGGCTTCAAGTACAATTTTTTTTAGTTCCGCAGATTGGATTGTTTTAGATTTCTTCCCAGTCCACTTGTGTTCAATCAACAGTTTGTCGCTTCGCACATCGCCTTTACCAGACCAGAACGCCCCAGAAGCAGGAGTGGTACGTCCGCCAATGGCTTTGGCAATACGCTTCTCATGCTTTTGAGACTGTTTCTGCCCCTCAGATTTCATTACTTCTCGTCAGTCGGTAAAGTAATCTTGCCGTCTTTGTATGCCTTGATAATTTTTGGCACAAGGAAGAACAACTGTTCACGAATAACACAAGTGCCACAACCACAGAATGGTTCGCCTGAAAGCGTGATGAAATCTTCTGGCTCTTCGCCATCAACTGCAGACTCGCAGTTCCACATGTACTCTTCGTACTTTTCCTGCAAATCTTGAGCCCAAGATTCGTCTTCTAGATAAAACTCTGGGTTACTCATCTTCTGTTCCTCCTACGAAACTGTCTGGAGTTGACAAAACTTTTTCACGCAACTCTTCAAACAAGTCTACTTCCTCACGAACAGAGTTAGCAAACGCCTCCACGCCGTTCCATTTACGGTCAGCATAGTAAATCCATCCGCCCTTACGTTCTACAAGGTTTTTAACAATAGCCATAGCGGCAACTTCTTTAGCAGTATCAAAATCACCTGCAGAAAAAATTGAGTGGTCCATAAAATAAAAATCAACAAATGCCACCTGTGATGGTGGGGCAGTCTTATTCTTCAAGTTACGGATAGCAATGGTTTGTCCAATGCGGGTTTTATTCCCTGAAGGTCCAGTTTCAAGGTATTCTTTACGGCGAATTTCTGAACGAGTAAAGTATGCGTAATCTTTACCTTGACCGCCAGGGGTTGTGCGAGGGTCACCATGCATGACGCCAATCTTCATGCGGTACTGGTTAATGATTAGCCCAAGGATAGGTCGTTCGTTTTCAATTAGGCTACGCTTCATAGCGGCTCCAGCCTTACGGAAGAACTTGTTAGTAATAAGAGCGCCTCGACCCACGGTCATTTCATCCATGGTTTTTTCGTCTTCAGGACCTGGGACTAGGGCAGGAAGAGAGTCAATAACGATAGCGTCAACAGATTTCGATTCAGCAAAAGCAATAACCGCATCATACGCTTCCTCCATAATGTTGGTTTCAATAACAATAACACGGTCAAGGTCTACACCACACATTACTGCATAGTCTGGCACCCATTGTTCTGCGGCAACCCAGACGGCTGTGTACTCTGGGTCTTTTGACATGTTGGCTGCAATGGTTTTGAGGGCGATAGCAGTTTTGCCGTGAGAAGGCTCACCAACGAGTTCGTTCCACTGGTTTGTAGGGAAACCGCCGCCGAGGATGTAATCAAAAGTTGTAGAGCCTGTCGTTGCTCGTTGGATAAGGTCATCCCGAATGTCTCCTCCCATTACTACAGTGTTTTCTCCAAAGCGCTTATTAATTTGCGCCATAACCTTTTTTGCTTCGGCATTAATTGCCATTTAGTTCCTCCAAAATGTCGTAAAACGAAATGAACTCGTCACCACGCCAAAAGCCAGTGATTCCGTTATAAGTTTGTAGAACGTTTTCACGTACTAACAAAGTTGCTAGTGCTTCACGGTCAAACATGGGTTTCCTCCATTAAAGATTGAATGTTTGTCAAGTTATTAAAGTCTAATACCAAACGTTCTCCATAACCAAAGTCATGGGTGTAATGATTTGCCATAAACTCTTTGCGGCTTATCCAACCCCAAACAAGAAACCTTGGGTCTTTCCAAGACTCTGTCTTATCCTTACCGATGAACTGCACAAGGATTGCAATGTCTGATTTAAAAAGATGTGCGGCATTGAAAATAAGCGACTTTAGTGTGCTGGTTTTAACTTGCACAGTTTTGCCTTGATGAGTTAGGTCGTTGCCATCATCTCCGCCTGTGCGAACTTCCATGTCTACAGCAGTGTTAAGGAGACGTCCTACAGCCATTTCTCCAAGGTGACCAATAATGTTGATTCCTTCGGAGGTGTTGTTGCGGTCAAACATTTTGTCTGTGACATTGTGTTTAACTTTGTCTTCACGCATACGTTTGATGAAGTCTAGGCTTTGCTCTACTTCTTCAGGGGTTAGCGTAACAAGTACTGGGTTAATCATTAGTTAATCCTTCCGATGATTCCTTGCGGGTTCCAGTTGTTTTGTACATCGTTGCCTGAGGCTTGTTTAGTCGAGCCTTCAACGTGTGCGCCAGCAAGCGAACCATAACGACTACCTTGTTGTTCGATTGGATACCCGCAGTCAAAGCAGCGTGGTGCAGCGTTTTGAATAGCCATGTAGTTATTCGACCCGCAGTCAGGACACGAAGCAGTTTGGCGAGCAGATTGCGCTTTTTCTGCGGCGGTTTGTGACGGTTGAAAGGTTGGCATCGCCGCCATCGGTTGCTGACTTGGCGGCATAGGCACAAGGTTGGCTGGTCGAGTTTGCGGAGCGGATTGAGGTTGCTGTGGGGTTAATTTGCTTGCCCACCAATCTTGATTACTCATTATTTCCTTTTTTCTACTTGAATTAATCCAAGGTCATTCATTTGGCTTACGGAACCAATAAGGAGATGTGCCATAACATCTTCTAACTGATGTTTAGTTGAAATTATCATGTCATGAAGAAACTGGTCTGTTTCAGGTGATGGGTTTTTAACCACAGGGACAGGCATTGTTGATACAAAGGCTTCAGAAAACAACGAAGCGTAACCGTACAGTAAAGGCATCAAATGACTAATTACTTCTACCCTGCGGTCGCTTTCTTCCTCTTCTTTTTCTAACAGTTCGTCACTTAAAGGAACGCAACCCAACTCAAGACTTAACTCGTCAGCATCAGGAACTTGTGAATCAAAAAGAAATTCTCGAAGATGTGCTTTGATTTGTTTGATGTTAGTAATTTGTTTGTACTTAGGTTTTTTCTTTTTAAACATCTTCATTTTCTTCTACCCAAGCAAAATACTTAGACGAACCACACCTGTGGCAATAATCATTACCATCGTCTTGCCCTTCTGTTGAAGAACAACTTGTGCAAATGTATACTTCAGCCATTACTTAGCCTCTCCCCATTTATCTACAATTTTTACATCAGCAATTAGTGGCACTGTAATTTCCTTAATGCGAATACCTTCCATAGAAATGCGGATAGCCCTTGCAGTTTCTTTTGCACGGTCTTCTGGAGTAATAGTGACAAGTTCGTCATGTACTGTAAGAATAACATTAATGTCTGGTTCGTCCAAGAAGCATGAGTGTGCACGGATGAGCGCAAGTTTCATAACATCAGCAGCACTACCTTGGATTACGGTGTTGAACGCTTGACGTTCGGCTCGAGCAACAGCGCCTCGCAATACTTTATCTTCGTCAGTCAACTGGCTGTAAGGTTTGTCTGGGGCTTTAAGGTTTAGTTCTGGAATGTAACGGCGACGACCAAAGATGGTTTCTACGAATGGGGTGCGACCGCTAGATTTGGCGGCACGTACAACTTTGTCTTTGTATTTTGTAATGGATGCAAATTCGTTTTCAAAACGTTTAAGAAGTTCTTTTGCTTCTTGTAGGCTACACCCGATGGATGACGCAATTTTGTCTGGTCCTACACCGTAAGAAATAGCAAGAACAAGAACCTTACCAGCCTTACGGTCCACACCCATGGTGTCACCGATAGCGGTGTAAATGTCTCCGCCTTCACGATAATTTGTTACCAAACGAGGGTCGCCTGAGAATGATGCAATGATTCGGGGTTCAATTTGCGAGTAGTCTGCAACAACTAACTTGTGCCCTGGCGGTGCAGTAAACAAGTTACGAACCAACTTGCCGTAATCTCCTGATGATGGAATGTTTTGCAGGTTAGGCTCGGAAGAACTAAATCGACCTGTCTCTGCGCCATGGGATTTAAAGTTAGTGTGAACACGACCGTTTATAAGAAGGGACTTCTTTTCTACAACAGTTTTTTTGCCTTTAGTTTCACGCTCAATCATTCCACCTTTATAAGGGGTCACATACGTGGTCATGAGTTTGTTTAAATCTGCGTATTCAAGTAGTGCATCTACTAAGTCGTCTTTGCCACGGAAGTACTCTAAGGCTTCTGCACCTGTTGAATAGTGGGTTGAAAGAGTTTCTTCTCCACGCTTTGCGGCTTCAACACCTTTTTCTGTCAATACGGTTTTGTTGATGTTGCCGTTGATGCGAGCGGGCGGAACAAGTCGTGCAGGTTTTCCGTTAACACTGGTAAACAATAGCCTTTGTTTTTCGGCAACTGAGTTGATAGCAAATGCTTCACCAGTAACTTTAAACGCTTTGGCTTTGGCGGCTTCTTTGTCTTCACCAATTTGTTCGGCAAGACTGTCCAACATTTTAGTGTCGATGTATGCGCCTGTAAGTTCCATGTCACAAAGAACAGCAAGAACATCCATTTCTAACTTCCAAACTTTTTGAAGGTTGTCAGTAATTTGTTCTTGCAAAACTTCGTATAGTTTCCAAGTTAACTCTGCATCAATGCCAGAGTAATTTGCAACAACACTAAAGGAGTGCAGAGCAACATTTTCTCCAACACCTTTTTCCATTTCAACATCAAGTTCACGTTTGACACATTCTTTGAGGCTTAACCCACCAAGTCTGGTAGCCAAGTTGTTGATAATAAACGAGGCGGTCATAGTGTCAAAGTATGGTTTAGATGGGACTACGCCACGATAATACTTAGCGACAGACTTCAAATCAAATTTTGCGTTGTGAGCAATCTTTAATTGGTCACTAAACATTAGCGGTTTAATTGCGTCAAAAACTTGACGTGGAGTTAGTTGTTCTGGGGCTTCACTAAAACGGGCAACCCATTTGCGCTGGTCGTTGCTGTAATGTGCTTCGGTAATTTCTTTACCCGCCACAAGGCGGCGTTGACCTTCAATAAGTAATGGCTTGTCGTAGCCATCAAGTTCACCGTTTGGGTGACCCATAGGTATGACATCTGTGCGACCATTTGTCGCAAAAGAAATCCAGCACACGTCATTAATGACTGGGTATAGGCGATTTTCGCCAATGGTTTCTACGTCAAACGCAAAAGCGTCAACGGTCAAATAGTGGTCAACAAACTCTTGGAGTTGTTCTTTGGTGGTAATGATGTTCATTATGCCCCGAGGTGTTAAAAGGGGGTAAGTCGGAGAAGGAAACCGACTTACCCCCTAGAGTGAGATGATTAGGAGTTAATCTGGCGTGCGAGTTTCAGCAGTTCCTCACGGGGGCTGACAAACACTGCCGAATCATCGTACCTAACTGCGCTTTCCATTGCAGTTTCAATTTCCTCAACATCAAGTTCCCACTCTTCGGCAAGGTCCATCGCCTTAACACGCTCAACAATGTATTGCGTGGTAGTAGCGGTGCCCTGACGGGAGATTGCCCAGTAGTACTTAGACAGGGGACCTGTCTTAGCATCCTCGTTCTTGGAACGAAGAATCTTAAACAGGGTTGGGGTTGCACTTAGCAACTGAACGTTTGGCTCTTCGTCTGTAACTACCAGAACGTTGAACACGAAACGTGGGCGGGGCTGGTCTCCAGCAATGGTGCACAGTGGGCAGTCCTCGCCAAGGCAGACGAACGAACGCTTACCTTCGGTGCGGTTAATCCAGTGCTGCTCGTAGACCATGAAAGGACCATCGCCAAGGAAACGAACCAATTGTGGCTGTTCCTTAATTTTAAGGTCCACAGCAAATGATGATGCGTCCTTCTTAGGCTTTAGGTACTTGTCTGCAGCATCCCAACCTGACTGCACAGTGGTGCCGTGCTTGGCTGGAATGTTTTCATCTTCGTCAACGAAATAGCCGTTGGCGTTTACACTTGGGTCATTGACCATGGTGTGGTGTCTCCTTGTTAGGTATTAATCGGTATTAATTGGTTTGATTTAATTGCTGTTTCCAACGGCGGACAATGTCATCCGTCAGACTTTGGTACTGTTTCCACTCTACACGAGCAGAACCAATAAGTCCACGTTTTGAGAATTCATCAATAGCAATCTCAATAAGTGGTCGTGTATAAACACGATTTCCACTTACCTTTTTACCATTCAAACTCTTTGAACGCAAACGGTAGGGAGCGCCAGGGATGTACCCTTTTTTCTCCCATAGACGAATGGTGACAATTTCTTTCTCTAATGCCTGTGCAAGTGCACCGATAGTAAAGAGTTCTGTCTCCACTCCTTTGACAAGTTTAAGGATAGGATTTTCATCCCAACCATTTGACTCGCCTAAGATTTTCTTTTTACGCTTTGTCGCAACCTCAGTTACTTCACGGCGTGGTTTCTTTGAGCCAGGTACACGGTCAAGACCCTCAAATGACTTGAGGATGTCTGCTTCCGAACGTATAGGCTTCAAAACTACTTCTTAAGAATGTCTAGTGCCCAAATTACAGTAGTTGGGAACATCTCGTCAAGTTGGTCTTCTGTAATTTTCTCTTCGTAGTATGCAGACATAAGTGCACCTTCGTTGATGACACGTTTCATTTCGTAAACGTCATCTGCGATACCAGCGGTTTCGATGATAGTTTCAGCAAGTTCTTCGTTAAGAGTGCGTTTTGCACGGCGAGTCTTTTGTACTCGTTGCACTTCACCAATTGGGTGGTCGAGGTAAAGGCTAACACTGCCAGCAGTGTCTTCAGTTCCTTCATTTTCGATGTGTGCAAAAATCTTTGCTTTAAGTTCTTTTTGACGTGCTTCCATTACTGACATGGATGCTTTAAGTTTTACGTATTCGTTTACCTGTGACTGTAGGTCTTCAGGGTCTGAAAAACGTACGCCTTTTTCTTCGACTCGATTAGCCATTTTTCCTCCGTGCTATTTGCCAGATAAGAAGTTAATCAGACTTCCTACCGTCATGTCAACACCCCCAGCAGAATTAATTCCTTTGCCATCCAAAACTGCGTTGGCTATGGACTTCTTTTGCTGAAGCATGTCGTACTGTCTTTGTTCAATTGATTCTTTAATAAGAATGTCTTGAATAGTAATACTAGTCCATTCCGAGGACGTTCTATTAATTCGACCATTTCTTTGAACGGATAAGCCCGCAGACCATGGTTGGTCATAGTTTAACAACAAGTTTGCTTGAGGCAAATCTACACCATAACCACCAGCATCGCTAGACACCAAAACTCTAATGTGGCTTCTTGTTTGAAATTTTACTTTAGCGTCTTCTTTTTTGACAGCGTTCATTTCGCCAGTGTATGCGACTGCGCCAAAACCTTTGGCGTTTAGTTTTTCTACAAGTTCGTCAACTGAGCGTAAATACGATGTAAACACTACCGCTTTGTAACTTTCGTCAATGTTTAGATGGTCAGATAAATAAACCATGGCAGCATCAAGTTTTGGTGTTTTTGTAATTCCGTGCAACATGTCACCTAGAGAGTGAATGTATGCGCTTCCTTTACCTGTGTGGGCTTGAAAGTTTTCGTAACTGTCTAACAACACATGTGGGCTAGAACATAACATTCTCAGTGCTCCAATACGGGACATAATTTCTCCACGCATTTGGTTTGCAGGGTCGCCTGGGTCAAAGGTTTGTCCGTAGTGTGCGGCAAGATTAAAGTTTTTACCAAATAGTTCTTTGGCATCGTAAAGTATTTGCAAAAGGTCGTTGGCAATGTGTCTATACAAATGTATAGACGCTTTATCTAGTTGGACAAGTATTGGTTCTCTGTAGAACGCTTCGGGTAGGTATGGTGCTACGTCTTCATCTTTTTGTGATTTTCTAACAGAATGTTTGACAAGCACTTGATGCAAAGTTGGTAAGTTTCGGTATTTGTCTACTCCACCAAAATGATTTCTGACAATAAATGTTTTATCAAAAATGTCAAACCTGCCAAGTACGGTGGAATCTACAAATTGCATGATGGAAAAGATTTCTTCAGGTTTTCCGTTTTCAATTGGGGTTCCTGTTAAAGCAAATTTGATTTCGACTTTTTTGGCGAGGTCTTTGACTCGCTTGGCTCTTTTTGCTTTAAAGCCTTTGATGGCTGTGGCTTCATCACACACGATGGCATCAAAATGAAAGTTTTTGATTAACTCCCAGTCATTGACTACTTGTTCGTAGTTCATGATGACGTAGTCGTGGTCTAGTATTTGTTCAAATTGTTTTTTTCGTACTGTGGCTGTGCCGTCTATTACTAGCGATGTGCTGTCAGAAAATTTAGCAATTTCTTTTTGCCACTGAAACTTTAAACTAGCAAGGCAAAGAACAAGAGTAAGTTTTGGTTTAAGTTCTTCAATTGCCGCAATGGTCATTGGGGTTTTTCCCAAACCCATTTCGTAAGCCACAAGGATGCGACGCTGTGCAACCATCTTATCGACTGCTTCAACCTGATACGGTTTTAGCGTCCCCTTGAACATAGGCTTGTTCTCCAAAAAGTGATGACACGGCGTTATTTACTCCCCAACGAATTTCTTCGTCAGTCATGTCGCCAGGGTCTTTCTTATTTGTATCACCATAATTAAAGAAAAACAGGTTCAACCCGTACTTCCTAGCCCACTCCAGCATCTCCTTGCTGGCTTTGCGACCAGCGGAATCAATGTTGGGATTATCAAAAGCAGCAATAATTTTGTCTGAGTAACGTAAAAGTTTTACTTGGTCTTCTGATAAAGATGACCCACAGATTGCTACAGCGCCAGTGATACCAGCACTGTCAATACGCACGCAATCGAGAGGAGACTCAACGACAATAGCCAAGGATTCATTTTGGTTCTCAATTCCGAATAATGTTTTTGATTTAGGTAGCCCTGTTGGACGGTTAAAGAATGTGCGGTCAACTGTGCCTTTTTCTTGCCAGCCAATTAACTTGTTAAAGTGAGGTTCTCGTAATGGAAGAACCCATGCTTGTTTGTTTTTGTTCCACATAACATTGTATTTTGTTATGGAAGTTTCCTTTAAGTTACGTGCTTTTAGTTGTTCTGTCGGAGGTTCAACAAACACCGCAAGGCGTGCTTCCGACATCTCCAAAGGCTTTGGTACACCCTTAAAATAGTTTGGTAAGGCGTTTAGTTGTTCCAATAATGTTTCTACGGAAACATCTGCACTAAGTTTTAACCACTCTTTTGCGGCTTCGTAGTCGTATGCTTCAACATTGTTCCATGTGATGTGGAAGTCTTTGACATCGCAAACCAACTGCAACAAGTTGCCTTTGTATCCGCAGGAAAAACAAAGATGCATACCTGTGGACAAATTAATCCACCATGATGGGGAGTTGTCTGCTTTACCTGTTCGGGCAAAGTGCATTGGGCATAGGGCATTAGCCTCGTAGGCTCGAGTGTCGTAATCTACGCCCAGTGAATCTAAGGCTGAAACAACATCAAATGTAATGTGCATTAGATTGACCACGCAGTGCAGAACTTACAGCCAGCCTTTTTAGAATCATCGTGGAAACAACCTGTGTCCCAATCCCAAGTGATGCTGCCCGTGCTAGGTGGGCAGTTACGTGATTGAACAATACCCAAAATGCGTTCGGTGTCGTTCTCTTCGTCAATGCGTTCCAATCCAAGGATTACATCTGAGTCTTGGAAGAACGATGACGAGTAACCGATTGAGTCAGCGGAAACTTTGCCGCCTTTCATTTTCCAAAGAAGAGTCTGGGTGGTAATGACCACTGGAATGTTCATTTTCTGGGCTACACGCTTTAGACCACGAGTAATGTTGGTCAACGCTTGTGGAGTGTTAGCATCGCCTGTGACTTGGTCAAGCATCAGATACACACCGTCAATAAACAAAATGTCGGGGTTTAGTTGTTCTGCTTTGGCAACAATAGAGTCAATGGTCAAACCGTTCACAGCGTCAACAAGGTGGAACGGAATCTGTTTCGGCATTTCAGCCAACAACTCTTTGTAGCGTTCTTCCTCTTTCTTGTTTAGTTTTCCGTTACGCAAACGGGTAGAAGAAATGTTTGCACGCATCGAGTCGTGGCGCTGAGTCTGTTCGTGGTTGTTCATTTCAAACGATTGGAACATTGGAATCTTGCCAGCCTTGTGAACGTTAATTGCCATAGCCAGAGCAATCTGTGACTTACCAGTTTTTGGTGGGGCAATAATTGTAATCAACTGTCCACCCTGCAATCCAGCGGTGGCTTCGTCAATCTTTTCAAAGCCTGTGGGGATGCCCAAAAACTTGTGGTTCTGCAGGTTTTCATACTCTTCAAAACGCTGGTCTGAGTTAACAGTCAAGTCCACGTGGGTTGTGCCAATAACGCCCTGAGAGTTTACCTCTGTGACAGTTTTAGACATTTCGGACAATGCGGCTTCATGGTCGTTCTGCGACATTTTCAACATAACATCTTGCAGACCGTTACGGGTCATCATGTTGCGCCGAAAGTTAACCATCGTATCAATCAAATAGTCCATGGACTCTTCGATGTTGTACATGGTGAAGTTAGGGAAGTTGTCCTTAACTGTTTCAGGTGTTGGAACTACACGATAGTTAGCGTAGTGTTCACGAATAAACTTCCATACACGGCGCAAATCGTCATCCAAAAACCAGTCATCTTTAATACCCTGCTCAATTACAGGAATGATTACACGGTCACGAATAACTTTGCTTACAAGCCGTTGTTCGTTATCTAAAGCCATGATGCCCTTCTTCTTTTGTATTACAAGTTCTGCAGTTCGAGTCCCCGTGACCCGTACCTTGCGACCCTTTCAGGTAAATCAATTACACCTTTTAGATTATTGCGGTAAGGCAACTCTCCAATAAAATCTTCAATGTCGTTATACAACTCTGCATAGTTAAACGGGTTGCCTCCACGAGCATCAAGTCGAGCCATAAGACTATCAAGGTCTTTCTGAGTCCACAACTCGGACTGAAATCCAGCCAGTTCAACCGACAAACCATACTTGCTTGACTTGTTCCACAAATGAGACAAAGCCAAGTTATTTAAACTAACAAATTTACGTTCAGTAGTGTTTGGCATAATGATGCGTTTGTTTTCTACAACATCAGAGTTAACAACAACATCCACAGTCACAATAATGCGTGGTGGGCTTTCGTTAGAAATGTCTCCGTTAATCACAGTACTTCAATCTTTCCATACTTGATAACAAGTTCACGAAACGAATCAGTGTCCCGCAAAGAAGCCTGAGCCTCTTCATCATCAATTTCTGCTGGCAAAACCAAATTAAAAACACCACCAGTAGCCTTCATTTTTTCTTTAACAAACTTGGTGTGTTTACAACCTGCAATGCTTTGAAACTTTGGACAAGTGCAACGCAACTTGCTTGAGTTCATAGCGTCAATAGAAACTTCAGAAATAGCCATCTCCTCGTCAATGAACATTTGAATAGTACGCCACTCGATTTCCATAAATTTCCTTTTCACTTCTGACGCAAGTCTTTGCCAACGATAACAACACGGCGGAACGCTTCGTGTACAAAACTTCCCATAGCCTCACCATACTGGGCAGCCCAATTGTCACGATTTACATTTGTCGTAATAATTGTAGGCAACCCTTTGTCGTAACGGGCTCGCAAAATCTCATCAAAAGAAGTGTCATCGTACTTTGAGCCATACTCTTTGCCCAAATCATCCAAAACCAAAACACGAACATTCAACCAGTCTTCTTTGGCACGCCCATGAAACCCTTCCATCTCACGATACAAGTCACCACGAACATCATCGTCAGCGTTAATCAACGCTTTCTTACGAGACAAAAACTCTGGGAAAGTCATGTAATAGATTGGGCGCATAGCATGCTCCGCTTTACCCCCAAGGATACGACTAGCATCCTCTTCAGGCATACGGCGAATAAACTCCATCAACGCACAAACGGCGTGAGTAGTTTTACCCAAACCAGGTCCACCATCGAAGAGTAGCCCAACACCAGTAGTGCCAAGACCACCAATGTTTTTAATGACGTCGCCCTCCAACGCCATAGCAAGCCACTCTTCGATGATGGCTGGAAACTTACCCATGTCCTTCACAATGTCTTCAAAACCAAACCCCATAAAACGGCGAGGAATGTTTGAGTTACGAAACAGCCACTGCCGTTTCAAAGATGACAACTCAGAGATGTCATAAGTCATGTTTAGCCCTTCAATTTTTCTTCATAACGCTCAAGCGCCTTACGCCCAGGCATCGAGTTATCAAACTCTTTACCATCAGAAGCATAAACATACACATCAGACTGGACAGAGTCAACAGCCCCAGTCGCCGCAACATGTTTAGTAATGGCGTTCAAAAAAGTTCCGTGAGCGCCCTTAGGAAATTTACGAATCGTAGCCAGATTACGTTCATCAGCAAAAAACTTCTCCAACGCCGCATACTCTTGAGCCGCAGTAATCCCAAACTTCTTACGATTAACATTCAACGCAATCGTCAACCGTTGAGTATTAACCAACCCAGGGATACCCCTCACCTTAGCGTAAACCCTAGAAGCAAACTCACTAGCCATCATGGACGCAGTCCATGCGTCCGTAGGACGCTCACTCCGATGCTGTTTCTGTTTCTGAACAGGAGTCTGATTCAAAGGAACTTTACCCTCCAAAGAACCAAACCCACCAATCTCAGAATCCTCATCAGACCAACGATTAACCACAGAACCCTCCCGAGAAGAATTATTTAACTTACTAGTAGATTTAGTAGACTTAATAGACTTAGTAGTAATTACTACACTTGTTGGTGTGTCACCCATGACACTTCCCTCAGCCAACATTTTAGCCCTCGATGTGTCATGGGGGCTACATCGCAAAATTTTATAAGTATTCTCCGACAACAACCCATAATTGCGTTTTGTACGAGTAACCCGAACCCAACCATCCTCAGCCAACGACTCCACCGCACGATGCACAGAAGAACGAGAATACCCCGTCAACTCACCCAACATCTCCATCGAAGCACGAACAACACCCTGCCTAGACTCCAAATGGCACAAAGCCAAAAACACCCGCAACTGCGCTGGTTTCAACTCCAACAACGCCAACGAATCCATACCCTACCTCCTACGAATAGTCTGAACCTCAACAGGCTTTGAAACCGCCGCCATAATAACCAACGAAACAAAACCAGAAGCACAAGCATAAACAAAAATTTTGCCGCCACTTACGCCAAGCAACAACAAAGCCGCAAAACTGAAAGGTAACGTAAAAATTAGTTTGATAAGACGGGGAGAAACCCAACCATCAATAAGGGAAGTAATAAACTCAAGGCTATAACCCGAGGCAAAACCAGCAATAAGTACTGAAATTAAAATGTCCATACAGACATCTTACGATGACCAACCCGAACTTTCCAAAGTTCTTGTGCCATTAATTCCTGAAGTAATAACAAATGAAGAATTTATTGGCAACATGTTTGGCAGTTCTTTCGCCAAAGTCGTTGCTTTGTTGGTCTTGTCACGATACATAACTGATACGGAATTGTTTGTTGTGCCTATCCAACTTCCGCCCCTACCCGTGTAAGAGCCATCAAAGTAATCTGTGGCGGTGTAACCCACTTCAAGTTGTGCGGCATCAAAATAAATAGTGTTTCCATTACCAGCAATAGTTGCTGTACCTGCAACAGTAATGTTTCCTGTTGTTGCGTTTGTAAAACTAAACGTAAAATCACTGACAGCACTGATAGTGTAAGTGCCGTTGTATCCGCTTGGTGTCAACCCAGCAATTGTTACGTTTTGTCCAACTTTAAACCCGTGAATGGTGGCTGTGGTGAGCGTTACTACCCCTGAAGTGATTGCTGGGGTTTGAATTGGAACTACTGCTGTTGGAGAAAATGCTGTTGCTTTTAAGTACACACCTGATGCAAGATACGGAATAAACAACGGGATGTTAAATCGTAAAAATGTTGTTCCGATTGATTGGTTTAAAAGAGTACGGTTTGCCGTACCAATAATTGAAGCGTTCAATAAGTTGTCGTTTGAATCGTAGGCTTCAACTTTGAATGAAAGGTTTTCTGTACCTGACACAGTGGCAGCGTAAATGGAAAAGTTGTAATACTGTCCATAAGGAACTGTGCTAGAACTTTTTGCATACAAAGAAAATGCTGTATTAGCCGTAGTTGTTAAAGCGGTCATGTTAGAACCGTCAAGTTTGATACCCGCCAAAGTGCTAAGAATAAAACCTTTGCCTGTGGCAGTTCCTGTACCCGAAGATGTTCCTGTAGTGGTATTAGTAACAGTAAATCCTGTGTATGTTGGTCCTGCACCAATAACCGATGCCACTGTTATGTTTGCCAAGTTTAACGAAGTTCCTGAAGCAGTTCCCAAACCCGTCACAGTGACCACAGCGCCAACTTTAAAAGTATTTGAAGCAGTATACGTAACTGTAGTGCCATCGCCTGTAGCGGCGGTAATAGTTGCAGTGTTTACGCCAGAAGAAACCCAGTCAGTATCAGAGTTATCTACAAGTGAAGGATTTTCAAAGTAGTTAATTTTTTGTGGCAACAAGTTGACTTCTACACCTGCGGGTTCGTAATAAGAAGAACCTCGAGTTTCATTAAGATTAGAAAATTGAATCATGTCAAGGTAATAAGTTCCCGCAGCCGCAAATGTAAAATTTAGTGCAGCAAACCAAGCACCAGTAGATGTAGATGTGACACCTGCACTTCCAACATTTCCAGCCACTGTAATGTTGCCTGTGGTGGCATTAGTAAAACTAAATGAGTTGGTTGCTGGAACACCTGTAATTACATACGTTCCGTTGTAACCCGACGGAGTTAAACCAAAAATAGTTACGCTTTGACCAACAGAAAACCCATGGTTTGTAGAAGTTGTTAGCGTCACAGTTCCACTAGAAATAGTTGGTGTTTGAGTTGGGATAACAACTGAGGGAATAGGCGCTGTTGCAGTAAATGAAAGACGTGTCCAAGTGCTACTAGCCGCAGTGGCTGTACCTGAAACAGTTGCAATTACAGAGTTATTTACGTCATACCAAGTAATGCTTGGAGTTACGGTATTTGTAGAACCTTTAATGTAATAACTAAATTGATAAATTCTGTTTTGAGTAACAGGAATAGCAGTTAGTTTAGTATTTGTAGTTCCCAAACTCATAACTACGTTTGTTGAAGAAGTAACAACTTTTCCTGTGTATGAGTTATCTATTGAGTACAACTCATTTTGATAAGGTAAGTCCGTTGACCCCGTAGTTGCGTTTGAAGTCAATACTCCGTTTGCCCCAATAGTCCAGTTACCAACATTTTTGTAAAAAGTACTATCTTGAGGTGTAAGCAACATGTTAGGTGTAGACAAAACATTTACGCCAAAACCAGTTAAACTTTGTGAAAAAAGTTGAACTCCATCAGAAGTTCCTTTACGCCTATAAATACTTGAAGCATTTTTAATCAAAGATTTTTTTCTTTGAGTACTTAATTGTGCGGGGTTTGGTAAAGCGTATTCTTTTAACATTAAATCAACAGTTTCAGGATTAATGTTATTTTTTGTTACATCAGGCATTAAAAGGTCAGCGTAAGTTAAAGTTTCGTCTAACGTGTATGCCATTCCGCTAAAAAATGTGTAAAAATCACTGGTAATGTCTACTTCATCAAGGTAAGACTGGGCAGCAGTAGAATACACTTTTGGAAACAATTCCATAAACTTTAAATCAGATGTTTTAAGAACTGTATTATCCAAGTTAATGATTGGGTGAGTTTTTGGAATCAAACAATAGTTGTAGGCTGCCATTGACCATGTTCCGTCAGCCAATAAAATCCACACAGTGTAATACGCAAACTTACCTGGGGTTAAAGGAGTTCCAGTTAATTCATCATAAATTTCAGAAACAGCAGGTGTTGCTGGAACATAAGTTTCAAGAACAATAACGCCATCTTCTTCATTTTCAGAATAACCTTCTTGATTTCTTACAATACGGAAACCATAAAGAACACCTGTTGGATTTGTCCAATGAAGGTAAACTTTTGGTCGGGTAACAGTTTGAGTTCCATAAGTAAGGGTTCCGCTAGAGGCTCTAGAAGTTACGATAGAGGAAGTGTAATCACTGCTTCCAATAGCGGTAACGGTAAGTGGTTCTGCAGAGTAAGCAATTTTTGACGAATCACCGTATCTGGTGCCGTCATTGTATTTAAACTTATTGTAAATACCCAATGGTTACTCCTATGAAGCCGAACCACCGTCAATGGCAGAAATCCAACCATCTTTAGTTATAGATGTAATAGTGGTTCCGCTTGTGTTGTTGTAATTAACAAGATTGCCTGTGCCTGAAGTTTGATAAGTCATACCCACAGTTGTGCTAGTTGAGGCAATAGTAGACCCACCAGTTGTTTTTACACGAGCATTAAATGCTGTGTTTAAACCGTATTCAACGTTTTGAAGTCGGGCAGCAACAGTTGTAAAGTTGGTGGTTGCTTGGTCAAAAGTTCCAGACCAACCAAGAGTGGTGGCTGGAGTAATTCCCACAGTTGTTTCAATTTGGGTAACTTCATCGTATAGCAAGTTAACGTCAGATGCAATGACGGTATCAGTGTTGTCTACTTTATTGGTAAATGACCTGATGGCGGCTGGGTATGTAGCCATGTTAACTCCTAAATCTTTCTTCTAGTTTGCCTTATTACAGGCGGTTTTACAGGGTGTAGTTAAAACTGCCCTAACCAAACAGGGTATGAAGGGTCTCCACCTTCAAACATAACAAACATTCCAGTACCAATGACTGGGATGTTTCTGCTTAAACCTACTGGGTAGACCCCCCAAGACCAACCAGTTTCTTCGTCAAGAAGAACTTGAGGTACTTTAAGTTTTAACCGACCTTTGTTTAAAGGGTCTTTGTTGTTAGTGACAACCCCCCGATAAACTCCATAAAAACGACGGTTACCCGATTCATCTTTAATCATTACTTAGTGACCTTGATGTAATACGTGTTTGTGTTGACACTATCTGCTGAAGTAACAGTTACTGCAATAGTGTTTACACCTGTAGTCAAAGTAAGCGAAGCACTGGCTGCACCACTAGTAATAGCAGTAGAAGACCCTACAGTTCCAGAACCATTAGTAAACACATACGCAACTGTTGCAACGCTATTAACAGTAGTTGGGGTAAACGTCATTGAGGTGCTGGTTGATGTAAACGCATAAGTTTTAGTCAAAGCATAAAACGTAGGCATTGTCCCATTACCAATAGTCACCGAAAGGTTAGACAAACTAGCAATTGGATAAACGGATGTGTTGCCATCTGTAAAAACAAAGTATTCGCCATTTGCTGGAACCAAAGTTGAACGAGCCGAACTTCCACCATGGCGGAACAGTTTAACAATACGAACAGAATCAATACCGTTAACAGTGCTCAAGTTTTGTTCCAACTTTTCAGGGCGAATAGTGGTGTCAAAATCTAGATAGTTAAACCCGTTACCAAACAAAACTGCGGTTTTAAAATCCGCAATAACCTGAGCATCTGTATAACCATTAAGTTTTACGTATTCCAAAACCAAATCTACGGGAATGTAAGTTGGCGGCAAAATACTAATTGTTGTACCAATTTGAGTTTTTCCAGAAAAGTATGTTGCAACATCATTTTTTAAAATGTACCAAGCAGGAGAAATAGTGGAATTGTTGCTTAAATACCCAGGGTAATAATCTGCAGATGAATCAGAAACAGTTGGCGCAATGTACAAGTTTACTAAAGCAGCATTAGAAGCATACGCCGTAGCCTTACCTACGCCAGGCACAACTAAAGCAAGGTTTTTAAAATCTTGCAAACTTACAGCCCGTTCAACAGTTCTAAAAGCCAATGGTGCATTGCGGCGAATACTTGAATTTGATTCTGGGTCTTCACCACCATAACCAGAAGTTGAATAAACAATAGTTAAGTATGGTGTCAAATCTGTTTTAAGAACACCGCTTGCATTTGGAACACTAATAATAGAAAATGTTTTTGTTGATTGGTTGTTGATGTTAATGTTGCCTTCAAGACCGCCACCATACACGTAATCAACTTTAATTTCGTCACCATACACTGGAATAGCGCCAGAAATGCCATCACCAAAAATAATAGACACATAGTTGTTAGCATCAATTGATAAAGCGTAAACAAAATCCCCTGAAGAGTACTCATTAATGTTGTCTACTTGATTCCAAATAGTAAACGTGTCACCATTTCTAACATACACGTTTACAGAATCATCTACTACTTGATTGTATTTAAGAGTAAATGTTTGGTTGCCGTAACCATTTGAATACCCAAGCAGTTCACCTGCAATGTCAAAAGCATCGTTAGTATCCGCCAAATTTTCTGGCAATGAAGAAATCTGTCTTCCATGGCGTAATGTTGTTGCCGTAGAACCTGTTCCAGCAATTACAACATCATCCTCAACCGTAAAATAAGACACAATAGTTGTAGAGTTTCCCGAAGTAACCAAAACAACGCTAGTAGACAAAACAGTGCCACTAGGAAGAGTTAAATCTGTGGCTTTTGAATTAGCCACTTGAACATCTAAATAGGCTCGTTTATAGCCTGAAGGTTTATACCCGTACTCAGCAGCCAAATTAATAATGCTTGAACGTTGAACTGCAGTACTTAAAAATTGTTCATTAGCCACACGGTCAATGTAATAGTTAGTAATGTCACCAACGTGAGCAAATGCTTCAACAATAGCAATACCAAAATCTGCAGGGTCGTTAGCGTTCCACACTTTACCTTGAGTGTTTACTCTGTTTTGTACTCGAGTAATCAAATCATCCCGCAAAGAATAAAAATCTCTACTGGTGTAGTTAATAGATGTAGAAAGGGCATTTGTATTTGCCATTAGACCTCCTGTGGGGGTGAATTGCCGTTAAGGGAAACTGACCCAATTTGGGTGGTTTGTAAGTCATTATTAGGGAGACGATAGTTAACTCGAACATTTAAAGTTGCGTTACTAATGTCAAAGTCAGTATCAACACTAATAAGCGTTAACAAAGGCAAAAAATTAGCAAACGCTTTACCTATTTCGTCAACAACTCCAATAGCCGCTTCACCTTCAGTCATAAAAACTTCTTGATGCACTCGACTACCAAAATAGTATCTGTGCACTCTTTCACTAATTGCAGTTCCAATTACAGTCAAAACTCTGTCTGACCAAATTTGAGTTTGGTCAACAGTACTTTCCACTGCCCCAGAAATACCTAATCTAAAAGGTAAAGCAACAGCATACTCAACAGTAGACATTAGTTACCTTCCTTAGATAAATACCGCCATAATGCGGGTGTGCGATTAAACCCTTGTTTTGTTTCTTTAACAAAAAAATTTTTAGTTGTAAGCGAATAATTTGCTTCCGAACTTAAATGAGTTTGGTTTGCTTGTGCTTCAACCAAGTTTACCATTCCAACTGGGCTTGTAGTGCCTGGTCGGGTAGTGGTTATCTTATTTAACCCTGTCCCATCAATGTTGGCTTTCATTTCAATTTGATAATCTCCAACACGTGCAAATTTGTGGTGTACTTCTCTAGCAATCCAAAAACCGTCAGTAACAGACCCAGTATTTTCTACAACAACAGGTGCAAACGGTTTAATACGAGGGTCACCTTGACATTTAATGTAAGCGGGCATGTTTAATCTTCCAAGATGAGCAGCCCCTTTGGACAAGGCTATAGCCGTATCGTGCGTGTTAGTTACTTGGTCAGAAACAATTTCAGAAAACAAAACATCGTTAACAGTTTCTTTAAGATTTTCTCCAATTTCTGAAGGAGAACTTACGGAAGTAAGTTGGTTGCTAGTTAAAGGGTCAATTCCGCTAATTGTTTTAACAGTCCTCATTGCGCCCAAATTTTCAACATGTTCACCATTAATCACTTTAAACATGTCCAAAGTTCGGTCCATAAAATGAGAGTTAATACCTGTTTCTTTTGTAAGCATGCTTAATACAGGGACATTAGTAATGTTTTGATTAATAAGTTTGTCTAAAGGTCTAAAGTAAAACGTCATTTGGTCCACAAGAACTCCGTAACCAATACGTTTTGCTTGTTCTTGAATCCATTCCCAATACGAATGACCAGCAATTGTTAATTGGTCAAAAACAACACCGTTATCTTCCCCAACAAATTTAAATCCAAAATCCATAACAATTGATTCCACAGCCTTGGAAATTGTGCTATTTTCAAATACTTTTGTAGTTCTTTCTTTTAACGGAAATGTTGAACCAATACAGTGAACTTCCATTGGTTCTTGAATTTGTCCTGCAACTTTTTTATTAACAAAAGAAACGTAACCAATCCATGAAGTTTTATACTGACCTTGTTTCCAACTAAACTGAATAGGAACACCAGTTTTAACAATTTCAAACCATGTAGAACTTGTTTGAAAAAATTCTAAAATTAAAACATCATGATGGTATGGTTTTTGAATTAATTCAACTCGACTTGGAGTCAAATTTAAAGATGGCAAAGTAGGAAGCGACACAGCGTATTCTGTGCCTCTACGAAATTTAACTGAACTTAAACTAGCCATTAGGTATTCTTACTGATGTTCCTGGAGGAATGTTAAAACCATCTAAAATTTCTGGATTGTAATCCATAATTAAATGCCAAGAATTGCTATTACCAAAAATTCTTTGAGCAATAATGTCAATTCGGTCTCCTGCTGTCCAAACGTACGTGTAATACATTGCTTCCGTATTAGGAAATGTTCGAGTAACGGTAAGTTGCATTTTAGTTGTTCTAGCATCATTTGCTTTAAAAATAATCCCGTTAGCGTAACGGCTGTCACCATAAATCAATTGTTACCCTTATCGTTAGCATTTGTGGTTGTTGCTCTGGTAGTAATTTCATTCAAATTTTTGTTGTATTCTGGCAAACGGTTACAAGTTATTTGCAAGTTAGTAAATACTGGAATCATGTCTTTAGTAAAAATTGTGTGAGTAATGTCAAAAGAATCAATTGTTACAAGATAACGCATGTCTTTACCAAGGTGAAGTTCCACAGGGTATGCGCCTAAATAACCAATGTCGGAAGTTAAAGAACCGCCACGAAGTTGACTTGGAAGTTGATACCCAATAAGAGTTCTTAATAAGTATTCAATGTCATACATTGTGCCTTTTTGTTGAATTGCTTTAACTTCATCCAAAACTCCAGGAATGTCAATTTCAGATTGTTTAGTGCTAATTTCAGGGTGATTAGCCCCGTGAGAATAAATGTCTTTCCAAAACATTCTTCCATTAATAACATCATCAACAAATCTCATGTCGTTCATACGGTTCAACAAAAGAGTAAAACTAACGGTGCTACTTGTAACCCCTGACCCAATCAAAGCAACTTTATCCGCACCAGACATTTCCAAACCAATGTCAACTTGTGGGGCACCAGCATAATGCATGCTAATAGTTGAAGGGTTATACAAAAATTGAAAGCCATAACGGCGTTTATTTATACTTTTTAATCCACCTTTAAACCCAATTTTAGGGTCTTTATCGTTTGGGTTCCAAAACTTGCTTTGCCCATCAAAATTTCCTGGAACAACATAACTTTGAATCATGCCTTTATGACCGCCAGCATAAATTCCGTTATAACGTTCAATGTGTTTCTTTTTGTTTATGGTAACTTGAGAACCATTCCACAAGCCCGCACCAGCGTGAACTAATGTTGGGGCGTCAGCACTAGCGTTAATTCTATCGGAAACAATAAACTCACTAGCAAAATCTCCAGCCCTAAAATAAGCAATTTTTGGTCCAGGCAAATTATAAATAACTGGTTTTGTGTCATCACCAACACCTTGAGAACCTAAAGAACTTGTAACTGAAGGTGTGCTTGTAGTTTTATTTTTATTAATTGTATAAATTGGTTTTGAAGAACCAAGATTAGCGGCTTCTTGATTAATTGCTTTTTTAAGAAGAGTAATTTTGTTACCTAAATTGGCTCTATAAACTTTGCAAATTTTAAAATAAATGTACAACTGATTTGCCCAATAAACTTCATCTGCGTTGTAGTAATTAGCATCAGTAGAGTTAAAACTTACAGGTGCTGTAACAGTTTCCGTATTTGGCGCTAAAACTCCGTTTGAAGTTGGCATGTTTTGGTAAGTTAATTTAGTTTTAGAATCAATAGCCTTAAGATAATTATTCCAAGTTTCACTAGTTACATCTTTTCTTGAAAAACCTGTTTTTACTGACCAAATAGTTCCAGTAACGTTGACTGAAGAAAAATTGTTTCTTGTTTGGTTAATTGCAAGAGTGTCTCGTAAATCACCACTTGTATAAGTAATTGGGTTAGAAAAAACACCATTTAAATAAACACCAGTTTTTTGGTCACTAAGACCATCAACCCAATGATTTTTATTTAAATTAGCATTAACAAAAGCAAGATAAGGAATTTTTGGATAATCTTTATCCGTTGGCTTTAATCCAGGAATTGGAGCATACCCTGTAGGTGTTCCCGCAGTTGTGTAATAAGTAACAACATTGCTTTGACATTTAATTACAACAATAGGTGAAGCAGTTAATAGCCTCATTTGAGTTGAGTACGCTAATTTTGCAGCGCCTTCACTTATTTTTGCATTAGCGTATTGGCGTTCTGTGCGAGTTAATTGGTCAGTTAGTTTATTTATGTCGCCAGTTGGTAAAGTCGTAGTTTTAGTAGTCATTACATGCTTCCCATGTTTGCGGTCAAACGGTCATCGTCAATGTATTGTTTAATCATGTTGGCAAAACGTTTTGCTTCAGCCTCAGAGGCTTGAGCAACAGAAACGTTAATGACCACATTGTTATTTGACGCAGGTGTTCCACCACCACTAGGGCTACCAACAGACGCTCCACCTGTGGTTGTGCTGCTGGCACCGTGACCAATCATGCCTCCACCAGATTTACTTGACTGAGTAGATGCGGAAATTCCAGAACCTGAACCTGACCATGATGGCGGGATGCTAATACCTGCGGCACTCATTGCACCAGAACTAAACCCTGTGGTGTCACCTGAACCACCCAATGAACCGCTAGAACTTGCTGACCCAGAACTGCTGCTTGCGTCTGTGTATGTTCCACTAGCGGCAGCATAGTTTGCACCCAAAGCACTTGAAGGGTCAATTGGGTTTCCGTCTTTGCGTAGTTCAAAGTGAAGGTGAGGACCGCTTGAATAACCTGTGTTACCGCTTTTAGCAATAACTTGACTAGAACTAACCGTGTCACCAATGCTTACTCCGTAAGAAGACAAGTGACCATAAACAGTGCTGTAACCATTGGCGTGTTTAATTTCTAGTTGGATACCTAAAGAAAAATCGTTAGTACCCATAGTGTTTGCAGACGACCCACCAGCATACACAACAGTTCCATCAGCGGCTGCTTGCACGCTAGTTCCTTCGGCTACACCAAAGTCAACACCATGGTGACCTGAACTGTGCAAACTGTCTTTTTGTCCATAACGACAAGTAACTTTTGCACGACCAACAGGGTGAATAAGTTTGATTCCGCCAGTGGTGTCAGTCATTGGGCTCATGCCGTTTTTTGAATTGTCACCACCAGAAAACATTCCGTAAAGACCGCCAGCAAGTCCACCAATAATTGCACCAGCAGCAGTACCTTCAGGTCCAAGGAATGAACCAAGCATGGCTCCATTAGTTCCCCAACTGATTGCGCTACCAAGTTTGCTTTGAAAACTTCCTTGTTTTGAACCTGAAGAAATGGCTTCACCAGCCAAGTTTCCTACAGCAGCCAAACCAACTTTTTTACCAAGACCCATTCTGGACCTTGGTGCAGCGCCACCTTCAACACCTGCTTTGCGGAGAGTTCGGCTTAACATGGCGTTCTGTAACATCATGCCGCCAACACCGCCCAAACCTCCACCAATACCTCCAATAGCAGTTAGCGCACCACCAGTGACATTGTCTCCAGCAAGCATGTTTGCACCACTATTAAGTTGGGCTAATCCACGACCTGGACCTTTAAGAAAAGCGTTCATTACGCCATGGAATTGTTTCAAAACTCCAACAGCATCTTGCATACCCTTAATGTATGCGTCAGATGCGGCGTTCATTGTTCCCGCTTGTAGGCTGTTAGCGGTAAGTTGTGAAGCGCCAGGGTTTACACCTGCAGCATGACCAAAGGCTGCCATAGATGCTTTACTAGCAAGGTTCATTCCTGCTTTAGTTTTAGAGTCACTAGCATTAGCCAAAAGAGTTTGGTAAACCATGTCTTGAGTGGTTTGGTCACCAATCTGTGCCAAGTCAACACCAAGTGCACCACCTTGCATGGAAGTCATAAGGTCTTGGGTGCTAAGTTTTTGTCCACCAGTAATACGGTTGGCTACAGCGCCGTAAATTTCTGAAGGGGACAAACGACGACCCGTACGTGGGTCTGTGGTGTAAATGCCAAAGTTTCTCATCAAGTTTGATGACATGCCGCCTTGAGTTAGAGCAGCCATAGATTGTGCGGCTTGACCGTTATCTACGTTTAAGTATTTGGCAGCGTTGGCTACAGATGTTGCAAGGCTACCAAACTGTCCAGCGTTAACCCCTCTAACGTTTGGTCCAATACCTGCACGAGCAAAAGCGTTAGCGGTTTGGACATCTCCAATAGCAACACCGCCTTGGGATGTAATGCCGCCATTCATGAACCCCATTGTGGCGCTCATCATTTGAGTGCGGTTACTGCCCCCCATAAGACCTGCACCATAGAAGCCCATGCTTCTAGCAGTAGTGGAAGCAACATCAGGCATTGCAGCAAAACCACCAGCAACCACACCTGTAAGGGCACTAATACCGCCACGCATCATTGCGGCGTTCATGTTCATGGTGCGGTTCATAGACAACATCGCTGGCATGTTGCCAAACGAGTTACCCATTACATTGTTGCCAGAACTACCTATACCTGTTTGACCAATACCGCCATTGTTAGAAAGACCCGTGTTTTTAAGACCGCCAGAAAGGGTGGAAGAAAATTTGGTGGCAGTAGTAATCAACTGCTGGAGGATGCGCTCCATTTTAGACAATGAATTTGTAGCATTGTCTATGTCTTTATTTAGTTCATCACTCACGAGACTTCACCACCTTACCGTATTCTCTGGCTACTTCTAACCAGTTCTTGCGTTCCCTATACGACAACTCTCTGATGTCGGATAAAGTCCACCCTTTAAATAACTGAGTTAATGTCATCCATGTTGCCATTAACTCTTCATAACTTGAAAGACTAGAACCGAAACAGGGTCCCGAGACTAATCGGAACCTGTACCTCACTTTCACAGTCAGGACAGGTAATAGTCAAGTCATCAAATTGTGGTCCAGGGTTTCGGTCTGCGATGGCGTCAGCAATGGTTTTGCGGTCAACAATACCCAATGCTTTTACTTGTTCCTTACTGATGACCATTTTGCCATCAATTTCAAGAACAGTTTGTTCCAACAGAATCGACATAGATTCCGCCAGATTTGCCCCAGGGTTAGCCAGAAGTTTTTTCTGGGTTAGACCTGAAGGTAGTGCAACCAAAAATTCTTTAATCCTACCTTTAATCAGAAACTTAGAGTCCCCAACTGGGTCTGGAAGAATTTTGGTTTTAATGTCTTTTACAACATCGACTGCAACGATTTTTTGTTCGTTACAACCACCGCAGTAAGCACCAATTTCTGCGGTGTCACCGAATGTTGCACGGTAAATTCCCAACAACAAAGCATCTCGGTCACCGATAAGCATCCTGTCCAACATGTCTTCTGTGGCTTTGTAATCACCCAGAGTAACTGTTGCACGGTTGATAATGACCGAGAACACCTTTGAAGTTGAGTCTGCTCTAACAATTGCTTCTTCATCTCGACCGTTAAGTTCACGAACTTCGGCGGTTTTGATAACTTCACCATTGTGGTACAGCCCTGCGGGTAGATTCACAATGATGTTGCTTGGTGGAACGATTTTTGCTGGTTCAACAACTTGCTCTTCGGTTAGTGCTTTTGCTACTAGGTCGTTTGCAAGTGCTGCGTTTGTTGTTGCGTTTACGGTTTGTTCTGCCATTTGTTTGCCCTTAGTTAGTTGTTATTAGTATTGCTGCTGCTGTGCGATTGCCCGTGCACTTCCTGCGTCGCTGAGGTCTGAACCCCAAACAACATCGAAACCTTCGTGAACAAGAGTCATCTGTTCTACGAGGATAGCGTTGTCACCTGCGTTTAGGTCCGAGTAAGCAAGCGAAGTAATCCATGCGTTGTACACGTTGAAAGTCATCGAAACGTGGTCTGATAGAGCCGTTCCGCTTGCGGTGTCACCAGTAAACGTTGAAGCCAATGGGTGGCTTAGAACGTCAATCTTTAGGTCGCAACGGAAATTGTCTGCAGCACTACGCTTGATTGTTCCCTGAACGGTTAGGAATAGTTCACGCATCCACTGCCAGTTCTGGTCAGTACCAAGGATTACACCACGCTGTAGAGTGATTGGTGCAAACGAAGTCTGTCCAGGAATCTGGTGAACGGTAGTGTTGTAGCCACCTTCACGGTAAGGGATGCTGTCAGTCGAAACTGCCATACCCGATACGGACGTAAACCCAAACGGAACCTTCTGCAAGTTGTCCGCCCAAGGGTCAACAGACTTATTTGGGTTAGCATTAGCAACAGGGTTAGCGGTGGTGTTACCCTGCGGGATAAACGTCACCAAGAAACGGAAGTTTCTGATTGGGTCAGTCGCAATGTTAGAGCGATTGTTTACAATTGATGCCATGGGTGCATGTCTCCTTTAGACTAGTTTCCAGTAATTTGGCTGAGGTTGATAACGACAAACTCGGCTGGGTACTGAAGTGCCACACCAACCTGAATGTTAACAACACCTGTAGCAATAGACGCTGCAGTATTGTTGCTTGAATTTACCTTGATGTAGTAAGCATCAGCAGGACTTGCGCCCTTTAGACCACCCTGTAGACGGTACTCGTTCAAGAAGAAACCAATACGTCCCTGCAACTGGTCCCAAAGTCTTTGGTCGTTGTTTTGGAACATAGCAAACTGGGTGATGTTTTGAAGTTGCTTCTTAACGTAAAGGAGCGAACGACGAGTGCTTACGTAACGGTTGGCAGTACCATCCTGTAGGAGAGTACGTGCACCCATTACAACAATTCCTGAACCTGGCAACTGACGAATAGCATTAACGCTAGTTCCGTAAGTCAAGGTTGAAGTAACGTAATAGACACCAGTGTTTAGTGAATCAAGGTCTGCAGGAGTAAACCCACGCTCCAACGAAACAGCACTACGAATGTTAGTGTTTGTTCCTGCTGGAGACTTGTAAGGACCGTCACTCTTGTCTGTTGCAAGGTAAAGACCAGCAATAGCAGACGCTGGAGCAGTTTTACGAACAGCGGCAGAACTACGGGCTGTAGGGTCTACAGTGTAGTAGTGAGGGAAGTAAGCAGCAGCCTGTGATGATGGGGTTCGTGCGCTAACATAAGCAATAGCACCCGATGAAGTACCCACAGCAAGACCTGGGGCAGTGTCAATAACAGCAAAACCTGTTCCCGTATTAGCCCAAGCAATAAGTGCATCGTGCACTGTGGCAAGGCTTGTTGCTGGAGTACCAACAGCATCTGCAACAAACTTAGCGTAAATCTCTGGAGCAAAAATAACCAAAGGACGGTCAACCGTGTCAAAGTCTGAAGTGCCATCAGTTGCAACCACTGCAGCGTACTGTGCGGCTGTAGGGGCGGAACCATCCGAACCACTGATTAGCGGAAGAACAGTAGTAATAGTTTGCACTGCAGGTGTTCCCGTTGTAGACAACGCAAGTACAATGTACTGCGATGTTGCGTTAACAACAGTTTGAGCATAATCAGCAGAAGTTGCGCTATTAAACACTACGTTAGTGAACTGTTCAACAATAATGTCGTTAGAACCATCAGTACTAGCAGTGCCCAAATAAGCAGTGTTAATTTCCTGCAACACGGTGATGTTGTAGTAGTTGGTGGTTTTAGTTCCAGTAATCTGAATACGAAGGTTGTTACCATCGGCACCCTTGTTGACTGCAGTTGCAGTACCTAGACTACCCGAAGCGTTGTCTGGGATGCTAACAGCAGCGGCTGCAGCACCTGTACCAAGCACACGCTTAACATACAGTTCCGAACCACCATTAACAAAGAACTGATTTACACCAAAAGTGGCTGGCTTAGTGTTGTCAAAAGAACCAAACTTGCTGGCAAAATCTGACCACGAAGTGACCAAAGTTAGAGTGGTTGGACCCTTAGGGAACGCACCAATAGCAGCACCAGCAGCGTAAGCGGAACCCGAAACAGGAACAGGTGCAGGGGTTAGAGTCTCTGAAATGTAGACTCCTGGACGGTTATACGTCATGTTATCTCCTTAAGATAGTTTTCTGGGGGTTCCGACTTAATAGTTTCTGATAACTGTAGGGTCTGGCAGACTTACAGTTTGTACCGTGTAGAGTTGGTTGTAGGCTACCTGAGCAACTTCACTAGTTACTCGGACAGTTACAGCGTTGATGAACAAACGTTTTGCTTGCTCAGTCATGTCCCTCTTCGTAACGTCCAAAACTTCAATACGACGAACAGTGTTGTCGTCCAAAGTTAACTGACCAAAACGAAGTGGAAGTTTAGTGTAAAGCAACTGGCTAATCAGTTCACGGTCATGCCTAGGGTGGCGGGCATAAGTTGTAACCTGATAGTCAATGTTTACGGGGATTGGGAGTTCAACTTCCCAACCATTAACAGTGTAATCAATGTTGGTGGGTCCCAAGTACCCAAACTGTTTTTCATTGCCCGTAATCTTGCCACGCATTTCACGGTCAGAATCACGAGAAACGTTAATCATGTCAATGGTTACATACGGGTAAGCCTGTGCACGCAACTCTTGGTCAGGCTGACCGAAGAACACAGCGACCTGACGGGGTACACCTGTACCATCAGATTTCTGGTCATTAACGGTCATACCTTGCAGTTGCTTACGGAGAGCACTATCTTCAGACAAAAGGAAAGTCATTACATCTCCTTATAGTGGTGTTTAATAGAGTGCCACAAAGCATCTTTAGCAATCTTGGAGTTGTTGGAGTACTTACGGATAACTGCAGTAGGTCTAACAGTTTCGGTACCATACTCGTGAACCCAAGCACGTTCAGCGTACTCTGGGTCAACATGGGTTTTAAACGAGCCATTCTCGTGGATAACATGCATGTGGTTAACCACATCGCTGTCCCATCCGTGCTGCATTGCACTATGGCGCAATTGTTGCGTCATAAACTGTGCAGTAGTATGTGCCGCTTTTTGCGTTGCCTGAAGTAACTTCTTCACTTTTTATTGCCCGTACGTTTAGCGACAGTGCCACCAACGTAACCAGCAATGATTGAAAGCAAAATAGTTTCGCCCATAGTGTTTGGTTTAGCGCCGCCAACACCACGAATGAATTCTTTTGCTTCACTCGGTGACAACTCGCTAACCTTCTCCCACCAGGGTTTCCAGTTTGATGACATCGCAAAATCCTTTTTCAAGGCGCAGGGCTACATTAGTAGGTAAGGTCCGCACGGATTCTTACATCTCTAGGGTAAAGAAAAAGGCAGACAATGTCTGCCTAAATCTTGTTTGTTTGTGTTGAGACTAACGGGTTTTTTTACCGATAGATTTGCCAAAAGTGCGGCGAGCATTATTGCTTTCTTTAAACCCAGATGAATTTATAGGTCGTTCACCACGAGCAATAAGAGACTGGTTCATTCTTTTACCCGTCTGCTTTGATTCATTTGAAGATGACAAACCTTCATTTTTTGCGCCACCAATTGCAGATAACTTTTTTGCACCTTTTGTAAGAGCCTTAAGGTTGCCAGTAGAAATACCTTTGGAGATTAACTTACTTGCTTTTTTAGCGGCAGGACGCTTCATGTTTGCACTAGCCATGATTACTTCTTTTTGCCCTTACATGAAGCACACTTGCCACACTTGCCATTAGAACACTTCTTAGCAGAGTTCATCTTAGCGGCAGTAATAACATCGCCACGGGTAATCTTCTTCTTGTCTCCAGACATAGCAGCAAGTTTCATCTGCTTAGGAGTCATTTTCTTGTCAGCCATGATTACTTCTTCTTTCCTGGAACAGTCTTTTTAACCTTAGCGGCTAGAGCCTTGTCCATCTTCATGTCAGACTTCTTAGAAGGATTCTTCTTGTCCATCTTCTTGTCGCCCTTTTCAAAGGCAGCCTTCTGTGCAGGGGTCATGCCCTTCATAGTTTTCTTGTCAGCCTTTTCATCGGCTTTTGAACCACTCCATTTAGCCATTACTTTTTCTTCTTCTTTCCAGCCGCAGCCATCTTTTCCATTTTCTTGACGCCGTACTTCTTGTCGCCAGCGGCGGCTGCTACGGCTGCTGGGTTTTTAGCCCCAGACTTTTTGGCGTTCTCTTCGATAGCCTTGAAGCGTGAACCGCTTCCAAGTTTTGCTTTAGCCATTAGTTGGCTCCTTTGGATTGTCTTTACCGCAAGTGCAGTTTCCGTTACACATTACTTTTTGCCTCCACGCATTTTCCCTAGGGAGTTCTTTTTACGGTCCGCAAGGTTTTGCGGGCGTTTCATGTTTGGGTTTTTTCTTGATTTACAGGCTGGGCAAGTACCACAGTTACATGTCTTTGGCATTTATTTCTTCTTTCCTGCTCGACGCTTATTTTCTTTAGCGACGTTGTCTTTGTGTTTCATTGCTTTCAGGTTAGACATGCGGTCATCACCTGCACGACCCTTGTTGTTTTTGTGGTCAACATCGGTATCTTTACTTAGTTTACCATTTTTGGCTTCATAGTCAGCCCTAGCCTTATTTTTACTTGTAGTTTTCCAAGTGCCATCGGCTTGCTTAGTTTTGTAAACATAGATAGGTCTGCCACCGTTAGCAGCAGAACCTTTGTAAGGTCCAAACTTTTTAGTTTCAGCCATTAACGGTGCCTCGCAGTTTTCTTAGCAATCTTTTTAGGTTGAGCAACAAACTGCTTACCAGCCTTGCCACCATCACCCTTAGCCTTTGCAGCATTAGTGGCTTTCTTTTCAGCAGGAGTAAGGTCAGCCCATGCTTTCTTAGGAAGATAACGTTTCTTACCATTAGATGGTTTACCGTCTGAAGTTCCCCAATCTTCTTTGGTCCATTTGTCTAAAGACTGTTGTGACTTTGCTTTAGCCATTAGTTCTTGTAGCCTCCGCCAGCCTTTTTATACTCAGCCGCCAATAGTTGCGCCTTACGGGCAGACCATTCACCTGGGTCTCCACCCTTAGAGCCAGCCTTAATTCTGTTAAAAATAGTTTTACGCAAACCAGGCTTAGTGTAGTTACCAGCCTCATTAACTTTAGACTTTGATTTCTTTTCAGCCATTACTTCTTGCCCTTTTTAGAATCAAGACGCTTAGACATTGCCGCAGCCTTAGACTTAGCGTCAGCCTTAGAAGATGCGCCCCATGCCTGAAGGCTAAGGAGAAGACGAGTAGGCTCTCCATTAGGTTTCCTTTCAGGACCAGGCATGCCACCCATACGTGCAAGGAACGATGCACGACGAGGGTTATCGCCAGACTTTACTGGAGCCTTCAAGTTTGAGCCAGGGTTTGCTCTTTCGTAAGACTTACGACCCTTTTCATTAAGACCGCCTTTAGCGTTCTTGCCAGACTTTTTCTGCCACGCTTCGCTTGCCATGATTAGTCCTTCTTAAACTTAGGGGTCTTCTTAGGACCAGTACCTGTGGTGTTGTAACGGCTGTGCACATTCTTGGTAGCAGTGTCATGCTTGTTTTTAGACAAGTTGCCTTTGTGCTGTGCTTTAACAGGCTTTTCAGCCTTACCGTTAGAGTCCTTAGTGTTAGACACGTTAGTTTTCTTTTGCATTTTTGGTCTAGGAAGTGCCATTATTTGGTCCTCTTTTTCTTCTTAGTAACTTTCTTAGGAAGGTCAGCACCTTTAGGGGTGTGGGCTTCCCATTCTGCCGCCATTTTAGGGTTAGTGGCGTACATCCATTTTCTTTGCTGCTCAGACTTAAAAGGCATAATTACCAACTAGTCAAAGCAGTGCGACGCCAAGTATTGGCGGCTACACACACATAAAAGTATCCAGCAGCATAAGCAACCTGACCTGCTGTACCCGAAGAAGTAGCAGTTGCAGGTGCGGCAACCCAAGGACCCACTTTGGTGTCAAGGTAGTCTAGGGCGGTGTTTAGGGTTGTACCCCAATCAGTTTGACCAACTGTAGGTTTAACAAGTGCCATAGTTACTCTCCGTAAGCATCCGAGCCATAGTAACCGTTACCATAGCCAATCGTTCTAAGTTCCACAACAGACTTTTGTGCGTATGTTTGAAACTGTGGGTCGTTAACAAGTTCCTCAGGATTAACCTGATTGCAGTCGATAGTTACAACAGCGTAACGGAAACCGAAAGCACCACGAGGGATAACTCGTGTAGGAACAAACACTTCCCCACGATACACAATTCTATCCTTTATGTGTCCGTTAGGGTTAGCAAGCAAATCTGGAAGTAGACGTTGCACATCGCCAACGTTTAGCACAATTCGTAGCGTATCGGAAACGTAGTAACCACGTTCGTTCATTACGTTAGTTGAGCGCAAAAGTTGTGCCATAACAACAGGCATAACCATTTTTGGGTGCCAGTGGCGTCCTTGACCTGCTACAGAACTTGAAACATCATAAATGTCATCAACAATAGTTGTGTAGTGTGTTGTAAAATAGTCTTCTTGCCATTTCCACCAGTCAATAGTGGTTCCCACGGTTGCGCCAAGTTCTTCGCCAATACCCTCATACATTGAGAGGGCTTCATAAGCGATACTAAAGCGACCGTTATCGGCACCACCACCACGCATAAACTGCTCGTTTCTATAGAGTTATTATGCCCAGTTTCCAGCAAATAGGTTTACTGGACCTACGCTAGTACCAAGTTTTTCAATTTCAAACCAAGAACCAGTATTAATAGTTGCAGTTGATGAAGTGGGAGTAACTCCTTGGAACTGTGGGGTTAAACTTCCTGTGAGCGTTGCGTGCGTTTGAATGTACCCGTCAATTTCAACAACAAAAGAACCACTCGAACTGACTGATGAAAGAACCGTTGTCGCCGTGTTTGCTGTAGCAGTACCCGAATAAACTAGTCCCGAAGCGCTGGCAATTTGTGAAAACGATTTAAAGTTATACTTGAACGCTGCAGGAGTAGCGCTATTTCCAAAAGCCCAAAGTACGGTCATTCCAATAGAGTTAGAAGTATAAACCAGTGACACATAGTATTTAGCACGGAAACGATAAATTTTTGCGGGCTCTAGAACGGAAAGCACGTCAGTAGAAGAATCAAAAACAGAAGTTGTTGTGCTGCTTGTGGATGATGCCGAACTAATTCCAGCAAAAACAAAATGTGTTGCAGGGATAAGCCCACGACCAGCACCTGTGCTTGTTGAACCAGGGTTATTAGTTGCATACAAAGCGTCTGTAGCAGCCTCTACAGCGCCGTATACAGGCACTGTAAGGTTAGTTCCTGCAGCCATGTAAAGCGGAGCAGTACCTGCTGTGGCAGTTCCTGCACGAAGCGTTAGCGTACCTGTTAGAGTTGCTGAACCAGTCAAAGAACCAGTCATTGTAGAGTCAGTAAACGCAATAGTTTTAGTTGTGCTTGAGGTGTAATACTTCAATGCACCAGTATTGACCCATAGGTCACCAGATGTTGGGGCAGAAGGGTCCACTGTTGTACCAGTCAAGTTAAGCGGAGCCACTGAAGTGGTGGTTGTTACACCAATAATTTTTCCTGTAAACGTTCCACCAGCCAAAGTAACAACAGTTCCGCTTGTCGAAGGGAATGTCATAGTGGTGGCATCTGTACCCGCCAAAGTTAACGAGTTGCTTACAGTAAGAGTCTTACCTGAAGTACCTGTAAATGTAACACCGTTTACAGTACCAGTCATAGCAGAATCGGTGAACGCCAAAAATCTAGTGGCAGAACCGTTGTAATACTTGATGCCGCCAGAGTTAACCCATAGGTCACCGCTTACTAATGATGCAGGGTCTGCAACACCTGAAAGGTTAAGTGATGCCGCAATACCTGTACCAGTGATGTTGTTACCAACAATTTTGCCTGTCATGGTTCCACCAGTTTTTGGCAAAGCACCATTGGCTAGGTCGTATGCAGTTTTAACAGAGTTTGGTACAGCAGCCAAAGTTGTGCTGGTGCTTGAAGTGCTATCCAACAACTGAACAGCGCCTTTTTGAGAGGTTGTACCATCCTGTACAGAAATGTTTGGCGCTGTTGCAGTACCCGAGTTAGTTGCTGGAGAAGTTACCGCAACGTTACCTTGCAAACTAAGAGAATTCCAAGCGGTAGAACCATCACCAATTTTGAAAGAACCTGCGTTAGTTCCACTGGTAATGTACCCAATCTCACCTGCAAGCAGGGTAGGGTTAGCACTGTTCCAGTTAGCGTAAGTGTCTCTACGAAATTGGATTCGGGTTTGAACCGCCATTGGAATCTCCTAAAAGTTGGATTAAGCCTGGGCTTCAGTCCAAGACAGACGACCTACAACGCTTGCGGCAGATTGAGTAGACAAGTTTTGAACCACAATAGTAAGCACGTCAGGACCATCAGGATAGACACCGCTTGCTGCCGTAGTTCCACCACCACCAAGAACTGAGTTACCAAGGTCACGAACCAACGACAAGTCAACGCTGTTAGTAGAACTAACAAAGAATCCACCAGTGATTTCACCGCCATTAACTGTTGCGTTAGCGCCAGAATAATCAGCAATTTGTGCAAGACTCGATGTTGGTGCGGTTAGTGAAGACCAAGTTGCTGAAGTCTGCGGAGTACCATTAAGTACAGCAGTAACTAGCAAGTTACCAATGGTAGAACCCTGAAGAGCAATGTCCAAAGCACGAAGAACCAACTGCATGCGGTTAACCAAATCACGAGCACCAAAAGCAGCAGCCCTACCGTTATCCACCGAAGGAGCAATGCGGATTGAGAACAATGCTTTTGTAGACGCACCTGCGACAGTTACGGTCGCTGCAGACAAAGCAGTTGACGGTGCTGGATTAACAGTAAACGTTGTATTACCCGTAACTGCGGTAACCACGGTTTGTCCAATAACTGCACCAGCAGCACCAGTAGTAGGTCCAGGGTTACCACCAATAGGAATAACCAAGGTTGTTCCCGTAGTACCTGACTGTGCAATCCATGTACCGTTATAGGCTGTTGGAGTAACACCGCTAATTAGCACCTGTTGACCAACAACAATGTTGTGAGTTGCACCAGTAGTAATGCTGATGTTGGTTGTACCAGTAGGTGTTTGGTTTGCAATTGTCTGAGACGTGCTGCCCTGTAGAACACCAGTTCCAGCAGTAACAGCCAAAGTCTGACCAACAACAACGTTTGTAGTTCCGCTAGGAGCAGTAACAGTCGTAGTGCTAGAGGTAACGTTTGTAGTTCCAATAGAAACGGCTGCAGTAGCACCCAAACCAGTAGTTGCAGTTTGACCATAAGTAAATAGCAGGGACTTGTCATCGTCAAAACGACCGTCCATGATTACCGAGGTACCCCAGTGGCTAATGGTGGGAGCAAATGTTGGGAACGCAAGTTCTACAGCAATAGGAGCGGTTGCACTGTAAGTAAATGACTGACCTGTTGCTCCAGTAATACCTCCAGTACCCATACCCAAAGTTGTTATATATGGGTTATTAGTGCTGCCAGCAAGAGCCTGGCTAAATGTTACAGGGTATAGACCAGCGTTAGGTCCACTAGCAATAGAACCGCCAAGGCTAGTAACATAAGTGCTTTCAGGGAACTGACCATCAGTTTGACCAACTACTCGCTGACCTACCTGAATACCTGTTGGGTCACTCCAATAACTTATGTTAGAACCAACAGTCATAGTAACTGCACTACCGCTGTATACACCATTTTGCATACGGGTTACACCAGTAAACGATGTTGAAGTAAGACCTGTGTAGTTAAAGTACTCGTAGGCTGAGGGACCCTTAATAACGGCAGTTCCAGAACTTGGGAATCCAACAGTTGAAGCAACAGGAATAGTTGTCACTGATGCGTTGATGCTGGCACCAAGAGTTGTTCTTGGAGGAAGAGTAGACGACTCATAACGTCCTGGCAAGTTGCCAGAACGCATGTAAGCCTCAGTATTAACATTGTTGTTTTGCATCTTGTGGACGTAAGTAACGTCACCAGTAGCACCACGAAGCCCCCAGCGAATAAACCCTGCACCATACCAAGAATAGTCAATGTAGAACATTTGCATACGTGACAGGTCTAGGTTGTATCCTGAAGGACCAGTTCCATCCATCTTGTCAATGTTCCACTGTGACTGTGGAATTCTGGTATCAATTGTCTTAGAAACAATAGCACCTGTGATGTTTGATGCACCACGGTAGGCAGGTGAAATAGTCAAACTTGTGTTTGAGGTAATTGAGTCAACACGGTAAGAAGCGCCACGAATAACAATAAAATCACCTGGAGCCAACTGATTTGAAAAAATAGTTGGGAATAGTGAGTTGCTAGTTACAGTAGACGAACCAGCGTTTACGTTTACACGACCCGAAATTTGGTATGTAGAGTTACGGCGAACAGCATAAATTTGCTGACCGTCAAACTCAAAGAACAAACCATTTTGCTGGTCAAAAATACCGAGACGGTTTACAGCACCATACCAATTTGTTATAGATGCCGAGTAAGTTCCCGAACCATTTACTAGTAAGGTGCTAGTGGTTGTTGGTGTATAGGTAAATGTGTTGTATCCAGTAACTGCATAAACAGCAAATGAGCCATTAAACAGTGTTTCATTTGCACCAGAAACAACAATAGTTGAACCTGGCTGAACGTTGTGCTGGTCTTTAGTTTTTACTGAAACAAAGTTTCCAGTCAACAAAATAGTTGCTGAAGACAATGCAACATCAGGAGTAACATTTAGGACAAACTGCGTACCATTAGTTACTGACATTACGACTGCATACGCAGAGATAGTTCCCGTACCAGAAACTGCTGTAACTATTTGACCTGGAAAAACGTTTGAAGTACTTGCAACAGTAACGGTTGTGCCTGACGAAGATGCTCCAGTAAGAGTTACTGTTGGGACATACGTTAGTGTATCAATCTGAAAGTTAGGTTTAAGAATGGTACCAGAAGACATCTGGATACCCTTACCTGACTGATAACGGAAATAACGGCGAGTCTGACGTACCTGTGACTCATAGTTTGAACCACCATTAGATGAGAAAATTACACCCCCATCAAATGGGCGGTGAAGAACTGCACCTTGTGGTCGTGCATAAACTGAGCCACCAGAAATTGCTCCAACAGCAGTTACTTTAGAAATAAACTGAAACGTAGTTGGGCTAGAGATGTTGGCTACAACCCAAGTCCCATTAGGAGCACCCGAGGTTGCCGCTGTAGTTCCTGCAATTTGAATTTCATTACCAATAGAAAGACCATGTGGAATTGTTGTAGTAACTGTAACGTAAGTAGAACTGGTTGTAATAGTAGGAGTTCCACCAATAGCGGCACCAGTGTAGAACGAAGCCTGAGTAATTTGAGTTTTGTTAGTATCAAAAATTGAACCGCTCACGGTTGCAGCAGCACGGGCAAGGTAAGTGAACGAAGTTGCAGAAGGTGTAGAGCCTGTATCAATAGCAAAAGTTCCATTAGCAATAGGGTTTAGAGTGTCTTGAACAATAAGTGGTTGACCATAAGAAGTTCCGCTAAAAGGAAATCCCGAACCAGAAACAGTGACAACACGTGAACCAGCAGTCATTTGAATGTCAGTAATGCCTGTAACTACTAAAGAGTTGCTGTAAGCGTATGGACGAAGATTAGTGGTTGCTAGGTTTTCCCATTTAGACACCTGAGTACCATACTCAAAGTCGGTGTCAATCAGTGCCTGTGGGCTTGATGTGCGGAACTTGTTAGTTGGGTCAAGTTGCGTTTCTGCAGGAGTAAACTTTTCCGAATACTCATCAACAGTAATCTGAAGTTTGTCGGTAGAAGACATTCCAGCACTTGCAGTGTTAAATCTAAACACCAAAGTTGTTGTATCAGAGGTTGTAGAAGATGCAGTGGTAGCCGTGTAAGAAGTAAAGTTTAGTTCTGGCTGTGCAAAGTCATAAAGAGTGTGGTGAGTTGTTGTATTAACAATAGAGATAATACGCTCACGAGCAATGTACTTGCTGATTGCAAGTGTCTTGGTAGCGGGGGTAAACGTGTACCCAGTCTCCAAAAGAATTTTTCTAGCCAATTACGCTCCTAGCGGTGGTTGCGGTTTCACGCACTTGACCCAAGTTTACCATTTTTAGTAAAATCTTTTGGTGAAACCATAGTTTTTTTAGTTACAGGATTACTTCACTAAGACGTTCAGTAAAGAAGTTTCCACCCTTAACTTCTGTTTCCACCAAAGTAGTGGAGTCAATGACTTTGAGGGACCAATAAGTGCGGTCTGCCAAAGTAAGTGTTTGAGTAGATGTTAATGAAATTGTTGCAGTGTAAGACTTGTTTCCTTGGATAGAAACAAACCCAGTTAGTCCCGTAAGGGCAACCGCAGTATTTGCGGTTGTTGTGACCGTAAATGAGTTGGTGCTCACAGTAGCAATCGTCCAAGTGGTATTAAACTCGGTGTTTACACCGCCAATAATAATCTTGGCTCCAGCAGCAAAGCCGTGATTAGCGGCAGTAATAGTTGCCGTAGTGCTTCCGTTTGAACGGCTAACAGCAGTAATGTTGCGACTGTTATTGTCAACTACTGA